CTACCTTACCTTCTCCACTATTATATCGATAGGGAATTCATAGATATCCCTATCAACAACTTTATCATCTATCCACTCTTCTATCTGATTTGTCAGATCCACACTATCAGTAGCTGTATAAAGTTCTGATATACTATCTGTATCAAAACAATATGTTACTACATACTGACTTACTTCTGGTTTATTAGTTATAATCAGAAGTAGGATAGATAGTATAATTAATACACTACCTATCCTTAGACCATATCCCTTCATCAGAAAGAGTATTTTACATCATTATACCTTACAATGATGTATTTGTGGTAGATACTTCCAGCCTCAGACTCATATTCACCTTTGTCTTTAAGACTTAGGTCTCTTGTCTCTGAAGTTATTGTAGAAGCAAGATCATCGTGTATGAGGACTTCTATCCTCAAGGAGTTTATCCAGCATCTACTCCAGCCAGTCTCTTGACCATCCTCGGTTAATTGAGCCATGAAGTTTAGGTTCTTTACACCTAAAGACTCTTTAATATCATTCATTGTCATAGTTTTCTTAGGCTTAACCCTGTCCTATCAGGGCATTAAGTTAAACTTGATAGATCACCTACACAAATATCAAGTTCAGGTTTGTTGAATATTCTAAGGACAAGTGAGGGCTTGACACTGAGGATGTGTGTCAGAGAAAGAACACACCTTCAGAGGAAGAAGCTTCACCTTCCTTAGAGAAACAACATACCTTATAATATTATCCCCGCCAGAAAATCTGACTTTTCAGTCAATGGGGGGAGGGTATTTTGTTTCCTGAAAACAGGTGGGGGGTTGACAGGGGGACAAAAACACTCTCACATCACCCCCAACTTTTTAAAATTTCCCCAAAAATTTTTTCAAAAACCCACAAAATTATACTTAAATATTTTTCATATTAAAATTAAAGTGCTACATTTGCAAGACAAAAGTTTTATATTAATATAAATAGTATGGGAGTAATAAAAAAAGTTCTCTTAGTACCAAGAGAGAAGTATTTTATACAGCATTTATCCATTATAAACTCTATGTTGCCTGTAACACTTACTCCAAAAGAGATTGAAGTACTTGGGTCATTTATGTCTCTTACAGGTGATATAGCAGAACAAGATAGATTTGGTACAACTTCCAGAAAGATAGTTAAGGAAAGACTTAACCTTTCTGATGGTGGAATAGGTAACTATATAAAGTCTTTAAAAGAAAAAGGTTTTATATATACAGGTGAAGATGGGAACTTAAGAGTACAAGAGGTACTTGAAGCTGACAAGAATAATCAGAGTTATTTATTTAAAATTGTAGAAGATGGAAACAGTTGATATTATAAAACAAGATTCAGAAACCTAATAAAAAAATTCCTGCATACATGAAGAATTAAATATAGAGAAGATATGAGATACTCTGCTGATGAAATATTTAGGGATTTTGTAAAGGAAGGTCTGCCTGAAGAATATAAGGATATTCCAATAGATACTTTAAAAGATGTTTGTTATACACCTTTCCTCTTCTTAAGAAGAATAATGGATTCTTATGTACTTACGGAAGTTAGATTTAAATATTTTGGAGTTTTCCTGGTATCCCCTAAGAAATGTAAAACGCTACTTGAAAGAGCAGAATTTAGACTTGCCAAAGGATACATAACTGAAGAGGAGTACTATAAGACAAAAACAATGGTTGAAAATTATTTTGAATCAATTAGAAAAAATGAAGAGTAAAATAACTGTAAAGAATATAATATCTTATGTTCAAGGTAATGTAAGATATAAATTGTATTATAGTAGATTTAGATTTTTAATTAGAGAACATATTAGAGAGCAGTATGAATACAGGATTAGAGTGATGAAGAAAGAATGCTATGAGTCTGGTAACTGTGTAATATGTGGCTGTAAGACAACAAATCTGCAATTTGCAAATAAGTCTTGTGATGGGAATTGTTACCCGAGAATGATGAGTAAGAAGGAATGGAATAAATCTTTTCTACGTTATGAGTAACTTTGAGAAAAATATTATAGATCTTGGTGAGGTACTTGAAAAAACTACTATAAAAGCAGATTTTAAAGTAGTCTCTAATAGGGATATTATCAAAGTTGAAACTTCCTGTGGTTGTACACCTGCAACATTTAATAAAAAGAATGTAATAATCAGTTATAGAACAGGATATATTCCTGTACATTTACAATCAATTGGTAAATCGGAGATTGCTAAATTTGCAGATGTATTTTTTAATGATCTTACTTCAGAGAGAATCTATTTAAAAGCAACTTTAATTAAAAGAAGATGATTAATAGAAAAAAATTTTATGACTGTATAAGAGAGGAATTATTTAATGGAAGACTTTCACAACTTCAAGTAGATGGTATAGAGGCTATTCTCAATAAATGGGAAAAGTCTGGATATACAGATATTAGATGGTTGGCTTATATGTTAGGTACAACATACCATGAGACTAACAAGGTAATGTATCCTATTGAAGAATATGGGAAAGGAAGAGGGAAAAGATATGGTACTAAAACAAGGTATGATGGTCAAAAATACTTTTATCCAGATAAATTATACTATGGACGTGGTCAAATACAACTTACATATTATGATAATTATCTTCTAATGGGCAAGTTATTGAATCTCCCATTACTTGAACAACCTGAGTTAGCTCTTGTTCCTGAAATTTCTGCTGACATAATGTTTGAAGGTATGACAAGAGGAATATCTAATAGAGGAGATTTCACTGGTGTTTCTTTAGAAAAGTTTTTTAATGACAATACGGAGGATTGGATAAATGCTCGTAAGGTTATTAATGGTCTTGATAAAGCAGAAGTTATAGCTTCTTATGGAAAAAGATTTTTAAAATGTTTACAACATGGCATATCTATTTAAAGTGGAAGATGGGGTAGTTAAACCTACTGATGAAGCATTACAGGTTTCACCTTTTAGTGATATATGGAATAGAGATAATTCTCCACATAAGGAAGTAGCTCTACAAGAATTTACTTACATTGAGTTTATGACATCAGCTTTAAAGACTAATCCTTATAGAAATTATAATAAAGATAGAAAAGAAGAAGTTATAAGAGAGAATGTATTTAAAAATAATCCTACTTGGAGACCTGATAATTTAATTCAGGAAGGTATAAACAAAGTAATAGAATTACAAACTGAAGGTTCTGATAAATACACATTATACCTTTCAGCTATTAATGCAAAGAATAAGTTACAAGATTTCTTTAATACCTTTAATATGAATAAGGTTAATAAAAAAACAGGTGCTCCAATATTTAAACCTAAAGATATCACATCTGCTTTGCAAGATTTGGATAAAACTATCATATCTCTTGATAGTCTTGAGAAAAAGGTAGAAGAAGATTTATTCCAAAATGTAAAAATTAAGGGTCAGAAAGAGATTAGTCCTTTTGCTGACCCAAATATTTTATTAGGAATTAAAAATAAGTAATCACACATTTAAAAATTAAAGCTATGCTAAAGAATAATATTATAGAGTTACTGAAAGATGAAAATTCAGAGAATCCAGGGAATAATGGACTTAGTGGTTTAGTAGAGATTTTGTTTAAAGCTCAAACTGATACTCATATTACACATCTTCTTCAAAGAAAGAAATTACTACGTGAGCATAATGCAATGGCAGACTTTTACACAGAAATAGAAGATTTAATTGATAGTTTTGCTGAGACTGCAATGGCACATGATTTAATAAGTAATCTTAGTGTACCTGCATCCTCTGAAATTATGGATACTGTTAAATACTTTGAGAATCTGTATATGAAAGTAGAAACTTATAGATCTCAAGTAAACTCTTATCCTTTCTTGATTAGTAAAATAGATGAAATTCAAGAACTTATCTCACAAGTACTTTATAGATTAAAGTATATTCAAAGCTAACTATAAATTTATAAGTATGTCATCTATAAGAAATAAGGATGGGATTTGGATAAATACAAGTGTCTTTACTGAAGAAGCAGAGCACTTTAGAAAATATGGCTACTATTGTCCTGATCCACATGGTAGTCCAGCTTGGACTGATTACTGGGAAGAACAAACAAGAAGAATCATATTTGGATATGAATCTGGTGGTGCAAGAATTACTGGAGATCATTACTTCTATCTAAATTTCTGTCCTATTCTTAAAACTAATGATGTAAGTAAAAATAAAAAGAGAGCCAAAAAAGAAATAGATTTTCCTGATTTCTGGGATGGAGATTATGAATTCTTCTGGTCCAGAGCTATTGCAAGAGATGGTGTTATTGAGTTACTTATGGAGGATACAACAGTATATGATACACTTAATCCTGAGCAACAGCAAAAAAGAAAAGAGTTACTTTTAGACTCTCTTCACATGCATAATAAGATTAGTAAGGATAGTCTTGACGGGGGTTTCAATATGATTATTGGAAAATCTCGTCGTAAAGGGTATTCATATAAGAATAGTGCTATTGGTGTAAAGAACTATATTACAGTACCTGAATCTCTTACAATATATGGTGCTTATGAAAAGAAGTTTCTTTATCCTAAGGGTACTTTCACAATGTGTAAGAACTATATAAATTTCCTTAATGATAACACAGCTTGGGCAATGCCTTCAGATTATATTGATAGAACTGATCATATAAAAGCAAGTTATACTGAATATAAAAATGGTATTGAACTAGAGAAAGGTTTCCGTTCTGAAATTATGGCTTTAACTTTCAAAGATAATCCTGATGCTGCTCGTGGTAAGGATGCTGTAGATATATTCTTTGAAGAAGCAGGTGCTTTTGGTACTCCTGGTCTTCTCTTGGATAGTTATGCTGCAAGTGAAGATTGTGTTAAGGATGGTGACATTAAGACTGGTATGATTACTATCTTCGGAACTAGTGGTGACGTCTCTGGGGGTACTGCTGATTATGCTCATATGTATTTCCATCCTGAAAAATATGGTTTATTACCTTTTGAGGATATTTGGGAAGAAGGGGATACATATGAAAAGAGAGTAGGTTTCTTTCACCCTGTACATCTTAATATGAATGGATTTATAGATGAACAGGGGAATTCCGATTTGGAAGGGGCTAAGAAGAGTGTAATAGAGAGTAGGGAATATCTTATAAGTAAAGGTGCAAATACAGCAGATATGCAAAGGAAATCACAGGAAAAACCTTTAACACCTTCAGAAGCATTCTCATACACCAACATTAATGTCTTTCCAAGAAAGGAACTTGAAGCAAGAAAGTTATATCTGATAGCTAAAGGTTATGATAAACTTAAAGCTCAGCCTGTAAATCTCTTTAGAGATCCTGACACTCATAGAGTTGTATCTCATCCAGATTTAACTGGAAAGTTACAACCTATAACTTCAATGAATTATGAAGGTATCTCTATTGAAGGTGCTCCTGTAATTTATGAATATCCAATACCTAATGCTCCAAAAGGTTTATATAAGATAGGTTATGACCCTGTTAGACAGGATATAGGTACTTCTTTAGCTGCCATTATAGTATATAAAGGTGTTATGCAGGGTGAATATACAAAGAATTGCATAGTAGCTGAGTATATAGGAAGAAAACCTAATCCAGATGATAATCATCTTGTCGCAGAACTGTTTGCAGAACTTTATAATACTCAAATAATGTATGAGAATGAGGTCCCTGATGTCAAGACATATTTTACAAGAAGAAAGCTGTTACATCTATTAGCTTTACAACCAGATACTGTTATTAATAAGAGTATAAAGAAATCTACTGTAGCTAGAGTATATGGAAGTCATATGACACCTCAACTTAAAGATGCTGGAGAGAGATACATTAATAGTTGGTTAAAAGAAGTCCAAGATTTTGATGAAAATAACCAACCTATTACTACAATTGATAGAATAAATTCTCTAAGATTAATTGAGGAGTTATTGCTATATAATAAGAAAGGTAATTTTGACTTGATATCTGCTCTTATTATGTGTATGTTTCAAGTACAAGAAGAGATATTAGGGAAAGAATACTCTGAAAAAACAACTAATAGAAGTTCAGACAAACTACTTTCTATGATGAGAAGTATGTATAAAAATAGTGCAGTATATTAATTATTTAATTATATTTGTAAAAAACACTAAGTATGGATTCAAGAGAGATATTTACTAGGCAAAGAATCTCCAGAAAAGAAAAAGAAGCAAATGACTTTCAATGGTACAAAGACAAGATAATAAAACTTGATTCTTTTTCAAATAGAACTGTATATGGTTTTGGTGGAGTATCGGAATACCATAGAATGAAGGTAAACTATGATCTATTCAATAATATTCTTGATGTAAGAGATTTTGAGTATGTAGTAAAACCTTTTGGAGCTGAATCTGGTGAACTTCCAGCTAAGATGGTAAATAGAGATATCTTATCTAATAAGATAAAAGCCATTCTTGGAATGGAACAAAAAAGAGGTTTTGATTATAGAGTGTATGCAGTAAATGCTGATGCTACTACAAGAAGAGAACAGGAAGAATTTGGCAGACTCAGAGATTTTGTAGTAAATACTATAACAATGCCTATTAAACAACAGCTTGAAATTGAAGCTCAACAGAGAACGAAAGGTCAAGAACTTACTGAGGAAGAAAAACAGCAAATACAGGCTGAAATTGCAGAAAAATTTAAAGCGATGACACCAGAGGAAGTTAAGCTTTATATGGAGAGAGAACATCAGGACCCTGCTGAAGCAATGTGTTCCCAGTTATTGACTTACCTTATACAAAAGACAAGAGCTAAAAGAAAATTCAATGAAGGTTGTAAACATGCTGCAATATCAGCTAAGGAAATATATTGGGTTGGGGAAGTAAATGGAGAACCAGAACTCAGAGTTTGCAATCCTTTGAGATTTAACTATGATAAATCTCCTGACCTTGAATTTATTGAAGACGGAGAATGGGCTACTTATGAGTATAGAATGTCACCTTCAGAAGTAATAGCATTTTTTGGGGATGAACTGAGTGATGCTGAAATAGACTCAATTTATACAGAGTATGCTTCTTATATTCAAGATCCAAATAACTATGATTTATTTGACTTCTCAAGACAGTACAATAAGGAAGAAAAACAGACTGTAAGAGTATTTCATGCTACATGGAGATCATTAAGAGAGATTAAATTTCTAACCTATATAGATGAGAATGGTGAAACACAAGAAACTATTGTGGATGAATCCTATACTATTAATAAACAGGCTGGAGATATCAGTTTAGTATCTAAGTGGATTCCTGAAGTATATGAAGGTTATAAGATAGGTGCAAGTATCTTTAAAAAACTTAGACCTATACCAGGGCAGTTTAGAGATATGGATAATTTATATTACTCACCATTACCTTACAAAGGTGCTATTTATGACGCTACAAACAGTCTTCCTACATCTCTAATGGATAGGGGTAAGGTATGGCAATATTATCTCAATATTATATATTATAGAATCGAACTTCTATTGGCATCAGATAAGGGTAAAAAAGTATTGATGAATATCAATGCTATACCCGATAGCTCTGGTATAGATATTGAGAAATTTCAATACTTCTTTGAAAGTACACCTTTTGGATGGTTTAATCCTAATGAGGAAGGTATGACTTATTCAGATGTAAATACTATTGCCAAAGTCATTGATCTTTCCTTGGGCACAAATATACAACAGTATCTTTTACTTGCTGAAAGAATGAAGATTGAATGTGGTAATTCTATGGGTATTACTCCACAAGTAGAAGGTCAAATTGCACCATCGGAAGCTGTAGGGAATACTCAACAGAGTCTTGTACAGAATAGCTATATTCTTGAAACCTTCTTCAGTTTGCATAATATAGTCAGAGCTAACGTTTTAAGAGGATTACTTGAAGTTGCAAAGGTTTGCTATTCTGAAAGTAAACCTAGAAAACTTAGTTATACTTTGGATGATATGTCTTTAAAGACTCTTGATTTAGATACTGCACTACTTGATAATACTACTTTAGGATTATTTATTGATGATGGTGGTAAGGCTAAGGAAATTAAAGATATGATTACTGCTCTTGCACAATCTGCTATTCAGAACAATCAAGCTAAAATATCTGATATTATTGCTATTCTTAAGCAAGATAGTATTTCAGTTGCTGAAGATATTCTTAGGAAATCAAGTAAAGAATTACAGGAAGATGCTTTAGCAGCTCAAAAATCTCAGCAAGAAAGCAATGAGAGAATTGAACAAATTAAGAGTGCAAATGAAGAGAGGAAGAGACAACATGAAAAAGAGATGATTATTCTTAAGGAAGAGGAAAGACGAAAGACAGTTATTGCACAAACTGCTTTAACAGGTGCTTCATTTAATCCTGAACAAGATACAGACAAAGATGGTATTAATGACTTTGTTGAAATAGCAAGATATGGATTAGATGCTGAAATTAAAAGAAAAGAACTTGATATTAGAGAAAAAGAAAGAATTGATAATAAAGAGATAAATAATAAGAAAATTGAACTTGAAAAGAAGAAAATTTTACAAGCAAATAAAAAAGTTTCTAAATAGCTTTAATCTAAAAGAGCTATTATAAGAAACTTAATTTTTGATATTTAGAAAACTTAATTTTTATACTTAAATTTGTAACAGTTATGAATGAAGAAAGAACAAATCAGTTTGATAACTTCAATTGGGATTCAGAAATTTCAGAAGTTGATTTCTTTGGTGAAGTAGAGGAAGTAGCACCTGTAAAAGAAAAAAAGGAAGAAACAGTTGAAGAAGTAAATATAAAAGAAGCTGAGACTCAAGAAGAGGAAAATCTTTTTGAGGATTTTAAAGAAGAAGAGAAGGTCTTAAAAGAAGTTGAAGATGAGGAAACAAAAGAGACAAATTCAAAATTGTCTTCCAATGATATTAGAAACTCACTTCAATACCTAATTCAACAAGGTGTTGTTGAAGAAGAAGAACTTCCAGAAGATGTTGATGAAGATTATTTAGTAGATACTATTAATAAAACTGTTGAAAGACAATTTGAAGAAAGTATTCAAAGTTTACCAGAGGAAGTTAAAAACATTATTAAATATGTTCATAATGGAGGTAAACTAAAAGATATTATAGATACTTACTCAGAAACTTTCGAAATTGATGAGAACATAGATATGTCTGATACTAAGAATCAGGAGAAGGTTCTCAAGTATCTTATGATGGAAGATGGGGAAGAGGATGAGGAATTGATAGATGCTAATATAGAATTCTTAAAAGAATCTGGAAAGTTAGCTTCTATCTCTCAAAAGAAGTTTGATAAGTGGAAAGAGGAAAGAGAAGAATATACTAGAAGACAAATTGAGGAACAACAAAAACAAAAACAACTTGCAAGAGAAAATCAGATTAAGTTCAAGAGAGATCTTAATGAAATTCTTTCCAAAAATAATGAAATAAAAGGCTTAAATATATCTGCAAAAGAGGCTAAGGATTTACCATCATATATAAGTGATAATTCTATAAAGCTTCAGGATGGAAGAACAATAAGTCCCTTCTACAAAGACTTATTTGAAGCTCTAAAGGATCAAGAGAAAATTATTGCTCTGGCTAAAATTTTAAAAAATGACTTTGATTTCAGTGATCTTAAAAAAGGTATTGTAACAAAATCAACCAGAGAAATAAAAAAAGATATAGAAAGACAAGAAAAGAAATCACCTCAAGAAAGAAGCTCACAAAATAAAAAAAGGTTGATTGACTATCTTTGAGACTAACTTAATAAATAACAAAAACTATGGCTACATTAGGAAGTAAACTAATTACAAAAGAAATGCAATGGAATGCCAATATGACTGAGCAAAACCATTTAGGTGCTGCTTTGTTGGCAAAACCACAGAAATTGGTTGGTGTAATGGACCAACTCTTTTCTGCAAAAAATTACTATTCTGATAATCCACTTTCTTCTATGTTGATGGGTAATAAACTTACAGAGGAAACAATTGGTACAACTAGTTGGGAGTGGGATTTGAAAGGGGCTAATACAAGACCCTTAATTGTGTTGGAGAATGTTGAACCACCTACTAATACTACTCCAGGTAAATTTGGAAGACCTTTTAAAATTAAATTGGATGAGAATTGGTATCTGCATGGTGATTATATCCACCCTGGAACTTCTAACAAGAAATTCCAACTACGTATTCAGGATAATCCTGTTCCTCATGGTGATGGCTGGGTATATACAGTAGTTATGGCATCTGGAAATCCACAAGATTTCTTGCCAGTAAAATATCTGCAGTATGGACAGCAATGGGGCAAGCTTTATTCTAAATATGAAGAAGCAGCTGAACAATCTGGTTCTACCCAGTTCAGTTTACCTATTTCTTTACAAAACAGGATGTCTCTATATCGTAAAGAGTACAAGATTACCAACTATGCTGCTACTGAAGTATTGGCTGTTGCTATTCCTGTTATTAGGGATAATGGTAAGGTTGAAATGGTAACCAACTGGGTTAAATATGCTGAAATTGAGTACTGGCAGCAATGGTATAGGGAACTTGAAAGAGGTTTCTGGTATTCTCGTAGTACCGATAATGTTATTGGTGCTAATGGAAGACCTGTAAGATCAGGACCTGGTATTCAGGAACAACTTGAGGACTCTCATATACACCGCTATTCTGTACTGACTGCAAAATTAATTGAAGAATATCTAATGGATATCTTCTACTCTCGTGTTAAACCTGGACAAGGTCGTCAAGTAAAAGGTTTTACTGGTGAATATGGTATGTTACAGTTCCACAGAGCAATTCAAGACTGGCAAAACAAATCTGGATTTATCAAAAATGTTGAAGTTTATACTAATAAGGTTCAATCTGATTATCACGTTAATGCTTTAGAAGCTGGTTATCAGTTTGTTAAGTACAACATGGCTAATGGAAGTTCTTTGGAACTTGTACATAATCCTTTGTATGATGACAGGAGTATTAACTTTGAAATTGATCCAATTACAGGTTTCCCAGTTGAGTCCCAACGTATTACTTTCCTTGATCTTAATGGTGAAGGCAATAAGTCTAATATTAAGATTATGAATAAGAAAGATGGTTTTGCTTTTGGCTATGTTCAGGGTTTATATGGTCCTTATGGTCCTATTAATGGTGGAACTGCTGCACACTCTGGCTCTTATTATGAAATGCACGTTGAAAAATCCTGTGGATTGCATATTCATGATGTAACAAGATGTGGTGAGCTCATACTTTCAAGAAACTAGTAAAAAATGTTGAAGATGTGACATCATAAATTTTGCCTATCTTTGTAGAGTATGAATTTTAAAAACTCTACAAAGATGGCAGAATTTAATAAAAAACAGTTTTTCTTAGAACTGAGTAAGAAGTAAAAATCTTACTGAACTTTACAATTGAGTTTTATAATTAGATAAAAAAATTTTTATATGGCAATAGTAAAAATCAAGCCCATTGAAAGAGAGAAATGGCATGGTAAAAAAGGTAATGAAAGTTTTACAAGACCAACAACTATCAGAGCATTAGTGAATGTAGATAGTATGACCTATGCAACAGGTCTTACCGAAGAAGAAGCAAAAGAATATGGTGAAAAGTTGAAGATTGATTTGTCCAATCAATTTAATTTAGAAGAACCTCATCCATTCTGGGATACAAAGGCAGGAGAAATTAAGTTGGAAAATAGGACAATGTTATTTGATACTGAGAATCCTTTGGACTTTATAAAGGTAAAAGTATGCAAGGCTTCAAGATTTGTAGCTAACTCATTAAAAGAGTATGAAGAAGGAATGTTCCCTGAAGCTACTCATATAATTTTTGATGAAAGCGAAGAAATTGAAGAAAAAGCTTCTAAGATTGAAATCAAAAAGAAAGCTGTAATTGAGACAGCCAAGCTATCTAAAGATAGAAAAATTCAGATGATTTTAATTTTATCTGCTGATGGAAATTATTTGAAAGCTAAAAACTTAAAAGGTAAATCTGACAATTTTATTGAGGTTGAACTGGATAAATTAATTGAAAGTAAGGCAGATGAAGTTCTTAGATACTTAAAGATGAACAAAGATGATACTGCTACTCAAGCTCTTGTTTTGGAGGCTTTGCAGAGGCACATCTTTGAAAAGGTTGGACATAAGATTATGTATCATGATTCTACATTAGGAGAAGATATTTATGATGTTGTAAATTATCTAAATGCTCCAGAGAATCAGGAGTTTAAAATAAGAATCTTAGCACAAGTAAATGAGTGATGGAAATAGAACAAATGCACTATGATGTCAAAATGAAGCTGAATAAGATAGACAGTCAGCAATATAGAAATCTGATAATACCTCAGATAGACTGGTTATTGAATGAAGCTCAGGAAATCTTTGTAGAGATAGTTGCTTTTCCAAGAAAAGCCATACAATATGGTTTTGAAGTTGGAACAATGACTATTATGGACATTAGAAGTGTTGTTGTTGAAAATCTCCCATTAATACCAGATACTGATAAAAATGTAATACTGCCAGAGGATTTTTGGATATATATAAGTTCATATTCTAATATTAGAAAAGGCACATGTACAAAAGACAGCTTTAAGACATATATAAGACAACATGATGATGACTTTGAAAATAGCCCTTTTGACTGTAGTTCTTTTGAATGGAGAACAATTAATGCAGTTTTTAATCAAAACGGTATAAAACTATATGCAAAAGATTTTATTATAGAAAGGTTTTTTTTGACTTATATAAAGAAACTAAAATATATTCATAATGCTAAGGATTTTCAAGGGGGTTCTTATAAACTTCCTGGAATTGACTTACCCTTGACAGGTTCTGTAAATTGTGAGCTTCCAGAACATACACATAGGAAAATTGTGGATATTGCAGTTTTATTAGCAACAGGACAATTACAAATTCCTGATTACCAGATTAAAAAAGACAAATTATCACTAAATCAAATTATTTAAAATTATGAGTACAAATAACAAAGTATTTCAAATCCTTGTTACAAAAGGTAATGCAGGTCTTCCAGCAGCAGGTTCTTCTATTGATTCTCTAGCTGATGGACAAATAGGCTTGTTTAATGCTGAGACAAATCTTGCTGTTGATGCAGCTGCAATTCCAAAAGAAGTTTATTTTGCAGTTGGTGTACATAAAGATGGTGCTCTTGCTGATGTTAATTATTCTGCAGGTCAAGTTATTCAACTTGAAAATCTGAGGGATATAAATGTAAAGAATTATACAGCAGGTAAACCCTATATTTTTGAGATTTCAAATTTCTCAAATCTTCAATGGGATACAGAGTATGCTGTAAAATTTGAGTTCCGTAATATGCAGGTCTATATGCGTCAGGGATACAATATGTTTGCAAAAACATATGTTGTAAAAACTGACTGTGGTGATCCTAATACTTCTCCTACTGCTGAACATCTTGTTGAGAAGTTTCTTGAAGCTTTTAATGCAGATGCTTCTGGTATGTTTACTGCTGTTCCTGTAAAGAACTCTGCTGATATTACTTATGGTGCATATGGAGATACTACATCTGTAGTTACTGTTATTGGAGATAAGACTTTCACAACTACTATAGCAAGTACTGATACTACTGGCGCAATGGTTGCTGCTAAAGTTGCTGCAACTATTGATGCAGATCCAACTCTTACTGCTACTGCTACTGGTGCAGTGGTTACAATTGATGGTTTACCTAAACCTACTCCTGCTATTACAGTAACTGGTGTAACTTCAACTATTGTAGCTCCTGCAGTATTATCTAATGCTACTGGAGCAACAGGTATCAAAGTTACTACAAACCCTGTCGCAATTAATCAGTATTGTGATATAAATACCAAATACTACAATCCTCGTCAGACTCTTATTATAGCTTCTGCTATTGGAGAAACTTGTCCTAATTTTAGTATTGGTGTTTTACAGGAAGCTGTTGATGAACAAGGAGCTGGATATGATATTGCACAGAAAGAGTATCATGCTGGTGGTTGGAATGGAAGACCTGGACCTTATAGAGCATCTTCTGCTGTAGGTTTGGCTTTACCTGGATTTGAATATTTTGCCGATAAATCTGCAAATTATGACCAATTTAATGTAGTATATGATCAATATTCTACTGCTGGCTGGGGAGAGTACCTAAGTAATCTTCTTACTGTTATTGCTGTTCCTACAGCATCTACAACTACAAGAGCAGCTTTGGTAACTATGTTGAATGCTATGGCAGTTAAAGCAGGTACTTCTGCTATTAAGACTATAGTCTAAAATAAACTAAAAAGGTAAGGTTTTCTGCCTTACCTTTTTAATTATATTACTATGGAAAAAGACTATATAAAGTTACAAGGTATAGATATTTGCATAAGACAAATAGACTATATTAATTTTGGCTTAAAACAAGCTAAGGAAACTTCATATCTGGTTTCTGTAGTTAGTATTACAAATCATTTATTGAATAATTTTTATGATATAGAGTATAAGGATAGACAAAATTTACTATCTTTACTCAATAAAATAAATATAGCATGGGAGAAGTAATTGTTTATGATATTTCAAATGATTTTATATATTTGAAACTTCCAAATGAGTATGACTGTGTATATAAAGAACTTATAAAAGCTCTCTCCAATACAGGTATAAAAGGTTTACTTAGCTGTAATAGAAAATTACCCTGTAGTATAGGAACTTGTGGATATACTTCAGAGGAGTTGATGGATAGTTGGAACATGTTTCAAATAGCTTGTGCTGCTTATGAATTGGAAGAAGTAGAAAAAGCTGATAAGATAGTAAATTTTATTATCAAAAGAATGAAATTTTCCTGTCCAACTATCATTAGAAAATATAGTAAAATTATCTACTATGGAGATAGTATAGGAGAACCTACTGTGGAAGAAATATTTGCAGGAACAAGTTTAGATTTTTATGAATATCCGCAATTTACATCTCCATTTTTTAAAAATACACAGTATATAGCAATTCCAGAAGGTGTTATCATAGATTATATAAAAAATTCAAATATTGGAGGTGAATATTTATATAATAGAAATACATCTGATGATGAATATACAAAAAAGAGAATAATTCTTAATGAAAAGTCTTATTATCTATGGTATGTAACTTATGCAGAACCATTAGATACAAGTGTAGTTATTAATTTAATTGAAGGTATGTGGCAAACAGACACAATAATATATTACAATCAGGTAGATACAAAACCTGACTTAATCACTATTCTAAATAGTAATAAATTTAATATCATTACAGGAAATTCTTTAGTTATTCCTGTATATAAAAAAGGACACTTTATTGCAGTTCCAGATGGATATATTATTAAAACTATTGAAAATGCAAGTTTTAGAGGTGATTGGCTATATAATCCTGCTTTAAATATTGATGTCTATACTAAAGAAAGAATTGAACTAAATGGCAAATATTATACTTTATGGTACTGTGAGTTCATTGTACCTTTTAATGCAAGTATTGAAATAATTTTAAATATATAATAATTATGGCTAAATATATAGGAATAAGTAAACCTTTAATGATAGTATCTGGACCTCAATCAAATTTAGATTCTAGATATGGTCCTTATAAAAGTGTAGATCATGCTTTACAAAGTATTCCAAGAGAAATACGTGAAGTAGGTCTTACAGTAATAGTTAAAGATGCTAATGGAGAAGGTATTGAGTATTGGTGGAAGAGGGGTATTGAAGATGCAGATCTTACTCTTAAAATTGATGAAGCTGCTTACACTAAAACTTCTCAATTGGAAAATGATGCTGATTTTCAAAATGGTACTCAAGTAGCTGCAAGTTTACAAGAACAAAAGACTATTTTAGATGCAGTAGATGCAAATTTACAGAATCAGATTAACACTACTAATATAGATCTTAATAATAAGACTACAAATCTTCAAGGTCAAATTACTACTATAAATCAAAAAGATGCTGCTCAGGATACTCAGATACAAAATATTATAACCTCTTATATAGATAATAAAGGTTATTTTGCTTCTCTTGCATCATTACAGACATCTTATCCTTCTCCAGAAGCAGGAGATACAGCTTATGTAGCAAATGCATTATCTTCAACTGGTTATTATATTTATAATGTAGTTAATGGAGTATGGACAGCTTCTACTGTTGAAGCACCTCCTGTTTCAGTACCGATTAATGATTATGCTCAACACGGCTATGAATCTTCTCCAAAGACGTTGAAACAGGTACATGACTTTATTTTGAGAGAACAAGTTCCTATGCTTTATAAAGCTGCAAATTTTGATATATATATAACTGGGAATAATCTCATAATCAAAAACCAGATTCAATACGGGGAGACTTTTTTTCTTGGTGTACCTGACGCAACTACTATAATTGATCTAACTTCTTCATCTAACTGGATGGGGGGCATTTCTCCAACAGATTATATGTTCGTATATATAAAATCAGGGGGAACTTTTCAAACAGGAAGCGAAATCAAATTGGGAGATTATTCAAAATTTGCTTTATATACTGATTATATTCCGGTTGTTTCAATATCGAGGGAAAATGGAGCTTATTATTTAAATAATGTAGTTGGTTATCCTTTAAAGGATAGAAAAGACTTGTCCTTCGTTATACCATTTATATATTCTGGTACTAAATTCAAGACAAGTATATCTGGTAATATACTTACTTTGTATGAACAACTGCAATACGGAAATGGACATTTTTTGGGAGTAGCAGGTGGAACAAAAGAAATAGATTTATCAGATTTGAATAATTGGCTTGAAGGATCTATAAGTAATCATGTTTATTTAATGGTCAAAAATGATGGAACTTTTAGCAATCCGAGTACCTTGAAACTTATTTCTTATGAACATTATACTAAATATGGTGATTATATACCTGCTATTGCATTAGAAAAAAAGGCTGGTATATGGTATGTTCTAAATATACTTGGGTATCAACAAAAGGAAAATTTTGAATTAATTGATATTGGAGAAAATGAAATTACAGAACACGATGGAGTTTTAACAACAGTAAATGGATATATTGGTTCAGATGGAAGTGTAAAGACTGATTCAACCGGATTTAAATCTGCCACGCCTATAGCTATCACTGATGATAATTCTTATATTTTATTTAGAAATTCTAATTCAGGTAGAGCTCCCAATTATGTGAACTGTTATACTAACAATGATTTTACGGGATTTCTCGGGAGGTCTGATGGTTTAGAATGGATTACATTAACGCTTAATGATAGATTAAGTAAACCTCTTAAATTAGCACCTGGAACAAAATTTATTAGTTTTTTAACTGAATCACCATATGAAGGTTCTGTTTTGACAAGTGTAAACATTGTAAGTTTTAATGATTTTAAAGAAACCATTATAAATTACGATAATACTGAATATCATTTTACAAACCCTGTTAAATTTTTACAAAGCTCTTATAGACCATATCAATCTTCACCTATACGTTTTCAGATACCGGTTAATTGCCGCATATCAGATTATTTGTCAAATACTATTGAGTTTCAAGATGGGGAAGAAATATATAATGATTGGGGAGTACTAATGTTACCAGAATCATATTCTGCTACTGGAAAACCAACAAGGCTCATAATAGGGTGTCATGGAGCAGGAGGGTCTGTGGATGGAAATCAGAGCCAAATAGAGAATATTACTCTTTATAAATACTTGTGTGCAAATGGTTTTGCTATTATGGATATGAATGGTCTTCCCCAAGGCTATGCTTCTCTTAAGGGTATCGATTATTATAATAATATAGGAAGCCCTATTGCTGTTCAAAGTTATATTAAAGGGGTACAATGGGTTCTTGAAAATTATAACATCTGTAAAGATGGAATTTTAATCGATGGCGGTTCTATGGGTGGCATAACAAGTTCAAATATAGTTTTATCTAAATCTTTGAATATAATTGCACATAGTATTAATTGTCCTGTTCTTGATACATACAACCATATTTGGCTTAATCCATGGTCTGGAGGGTTACCTAAAACTGCAATGATAAAAATTTACGGATTTGCAGAAACTACTCCAGGTTCGGGAATATATGTGTATGATGAGGAAAAATTAAAAGGATTCAATCCTGTTTTAAATGGAATGATTTCATTTGATAAAACATCTAAATTATTGTCTAATAATATAGAGGTAACTACAGCTAATGCTTTGACCAATTTAGATGAAGTTAAAAAATATCCTTGTCCTGTAAAGATATGGCATTCTACGGATGATCCCATTGTGAATTTTGCTGTGTCTCAGAGACATATCAATTCTATAAGAAAGGGGGGACAAATAGCATACCTGAGATCAATTCCTTCAGGAGGGCATGCTCCTTTAGAAGTAGGTGAACCTTTGACAACTCCTTCTGGTAATACTAATTATAAAGGTACAACATTAAGTATCAAACCAATAGTAGAGGAGATTTATTTATGGTTCAAACGTTTTAATAATTAAAAACAACAATTTAGTTAAGAAAAATCAAAGTTAATATATTAGACAACTTTGTCTTAAGATGATTTAAAGTGGTAAAATTTTTATATCTTATACGTCCTAAATAATTATTAAAACAATGAATAAAAATAAAACAGTTTGGAGTATATTCCGAGATTTGGTTAATTATGTAAAACTTGACATATAAAATAATAGTACTTTGAGAAATATTTAGTTTTAAGGGTAAAGAAAAATATTATATAACTTTCTAAAATATACAAAATGAAAGAATTTGGACAGTGGTTTGAGTTACACATTTGGAACGTATTTAGCGGGCTGATTTGTGGGCTGTTCGCTTATCTAATGCCGATACGTAACATCGTTATTTTGATGTTGGCGTTTATCATATTCGATTTGATAACAGGAATAATAGCTGCACGGAAAAGGGGAGAGGCGATAACATCATCAAAGATGTGGAATACGGCTAATAAAACGCTTATATCCATTACGCTTGTTGTATTGCTGTATGCCGTCGATAAGGAATTTAATATTATTGGAACGGTAAGCACGCATAAGATAATGGGATTGTTTGTTGTTGGTTTCGAGCTATGGAGTGTCCTGGAAAATGCGGTACAGATAACTAATCATTCCATTTTCAAAGCATCAAAGAAATTTATGCATGATAAAGTCGAAGAAAAAACGGGTGTTGACTTGGAACAAAAAGAGGAAGAAGTAAAGAAATAATTATATGACAGTATATAAAAATGAGATTACTGGAGAATATCACATAGCTGAGAATAAGACAAGGGCGTGGATATATTTCTTTTACGAAGCTGAACGGAAAGGAAAAGAAAGACCAGAAATGTATAATATAAGTGAGATTGATATTAACAAAAGAATTATTGATTTCAAAGATAGACTTAAAAACAGATGACAATAACAAAAGCAATTGAGATACTTGAAAAGGGGGATGATTGGCGTAGGCCAGATCTACTACATAAATATAATCCAAAAGAGTTTGATGAAGCTATTGAAGTTGCAATTAATATTATGATTAAATATTTGAAATTAATTAATTTAAAAAACCGAATAGATAAAACTCTCCAAAATACAAAAGATATTGATAGTGAATTTGTAGATATAGTCAATAAGAATTTCTGGGAATTAATATAAACAGTTTAAATATTTTTAATTATGAGTAATTATACAGGGTTAAATACAAGATTAAAAGTTGTCAGCAAACCAGTTGCCAGTATTGATGATAACTATGGTCCATATGATAATGTAGAAGATGCTTTAAATAGTATTCCCTTAGCTTTAAGAGCTGTAGGTCTTACTGTTGGGATTCAACAGAATAATAATATAGTAGAATATTGGTTTCAAGATGGTATTACAGATTCTCATCTTAAAGAGAAAAAACCTTTTAATACCTATTTTACTAATGAATATTTTGATACCTATGAAGATGGTTTATTAGTTGAAGAGAGTAGTATTCATGAAATCCAAAATCAAGATGTTATCCAGCTTATAGACAGTTACACTAAAGAGAAGGTTAATTATGAGGAAACGTCAATATGGTATAATGGTTCACCAATGGATGATTCTAAGGTAGATAATTTTATCTATAGAAAAAAAGATAATACTTATTATGTAGAAACTGATTTCTTATATAATGCTATAGTTAACGTTGTAAAATTTGGTGCAGATAGAACTGGGGGTATTGATAGTACTCCATATATTCAAAAAGCTTTTGATGCTGCTTATAAACTATATTCTACTTCTGCTGCTGCAAATAATGGATATTTAGATTTTACTATACCTACAATTATTTTTCCTAGTGGAAGATATAAATGTGGACAAGTAAATATTTATTCAAGAATTAAAATAATAGGTGAAGGACAAGTTATAATAAAAAGTTTAACTGGAACTGAAACTACATATGCAGGTAAATTTGTTGATAATGCTGTAACAAATATTGAAATTGAAAATTTATCATTTTTTTATTTTGATACTGTATTTAGAGTTCCAACTGGAAATGTTGATTTTTCCTTTATGACGTTCCGAAAATGTCATGTTGCAGCATGTAATTTATTCGTTGACACAGTAGACTATAATTCATCAAGGAGTACAACCGTATTATTTGAACGTTGTATTGGAAATTATAATTTGAAACAATTTGCGAAAATATATACTGATAAGTCCGTTTTTAGAGAAAATTGGTTTACACATAACCAAAATACAAAATTCATTGAAGTAGATAGTTTTGCGCATTTTCACGATAATGTTTGGGTCCCGTCTGCAAGTACTCCAAACAATGCACGTTGTTGGATATATTTTACAGCTTCGGATGAGGCAAGAAGTTTATTATTTACTAATGAAAGGTTTGGAGCAGAAAGTGGTCAATGTCCTATTCTTGTTATTGGTGATGTAAATAAAAAATTAACAATACCCGCATATAAAAATCAAGGTGTTAAATTTGTTAACTGTCAACTTTCAAGTTACAATCCTTGGAATGCGAATAATATTTCTGACGGTGCAATTAGGAGTGTTGTGATTTTAGAAGAGCCAACACATATTCCTACTGATGGTAAATATACATCTATTGATTATATTAGTTTTGAAAATTGCAAAATATCTCCAAATGTATATGCTGTTGCTACATATAATGCTCCTAATTTTCAATCAAAAGTACATGGTGAATTTACTATTGATTTTGACAGAACAACTGCATTATCTACAACAAGAGGTATTAGTTTTATTACAACACCTGATTTAATGCTTTATGTTAATCATCCTATTCTTAATAAACATACTATTGGATTAAATAAAAATGGTAAAGCTACAAAGGCATTGGATACAACAACGGTTGGTATTAAAAAAATTACATTTAAAGTAAATAGAGCTGCAAACAACCACCCATCAAATCCTACTTATAATTGGCATACAGGTATTGCTTATCTTGCTACATTTATAGGTCAAGGCGATAGTTCATATCCGAACGGAATATATGGTTATTCCTCAACTTATATATTGACTATTAGTGGTGGATATTCTAGTTATGGAAGAAGTAAAATTACAGCAACTAAACTTCAAGGAGATTTAGGTGGTGCTTCTTTAACTGCAAATGCAGATATAGTTTCAGCTCATTGGGGTACTGATGAAACAGGAAGTGATGAAGATATAGTAGATGGTAATACAGTTGATGAGTGGAGAGATATAACTATTACATTTGGTAATAAGATACAATATGGTTATGTTATACTTACCCCTTTATATGATTTTGATTTAAGAATGGGATAATATCATATTATAGAATATGATTTTTAATTTATCTACTATAAATTAATTATCTTATAAAACTTTACTAAAATGAATGATAGTATACAAGTCAATATTTAACAGATAGACTCCTCTAACTTCTGGATTGCAGATGACAAAATAATTTTATATTTTATCCTATAATTAATTATTTTAATTAAGATATAAGATTCAATTCTAAGATATAAGAGTATCTCCAACATATTTATAATAGTAAAGAATATTTATCATTATTGACAACATATTCTTAGAATGTAGTTTTAAACAATTAAAATTCTATATATGACTAATAAGAAATATACTCTTAATGAATCTCAGATGAATTTTATAGCCTCTTTAAGAGGACATTCTATAACAAAGTATAGTAAGAGAAAAGATAGACCAAGTTATAGAATTAGATTAAAGCCAAGAGAAGTAGAGTTACTTCTTGAGTATAAAAAAGAACATCAGAACTCAGATGCTAAGTTTCCTAAAATTTTGATCTTTGATATAGAGACAGCCCCACTAAAGGCTTATGTTTGGAGAAGATGGAAACAAAATATTTCTATAGACCAAACTGTATCTGAGTGGTTTATGATAAGTTGGGCAGCTAAGTGGTTAGATTCTAAAGGAATAATATCTGAGTGTCTTACCCCACAGGAAATAATAGAAGAGGATGATAAGAGGATTATAAGACAGCTTTGGACATTATTTGATGAGGCTGACATAGTAATAGCACATAACGGAAGAAGATTTGATGTACCCCATGCTAATGCTAGATTTGTATTACTTGGACTATTACCTCCTTCTCCTTATACTCAAATTGATACTTTAGAAGTTGTTCGTAAACAGTTTAATTTCTCCTCTAATAAACTTGATGCACTTGCAAAATATTTTGGTATAGAGAATAAAGATGGAACTGATTTTGAGTTATGGAAAAAATGTATGGAAGGAGATCAAGAATCTTTAAACTATATGAAAGAATATAATAAGAAGGATGTAGTTATCCTTGAGAAGATATATCTAAAAATAAGACCCTGGATCAAAAATCATCCAAATGCAGGATTATATTTAGAAAATGAAGAAGAAACGTGTCCTTACTGTGGTTCAACTGACTTAGCAGATACTGGCACGTTTTCTTATACTGGAGTATCAAAGTTTTCAAATGTAAGATGTTCCAAATGTGGTGGTATAGCAAGAAGAAGAACTTCAGATTATCCTAAAGAAAAAAGAAAGAATTTAATTAAATCTACATAAGATGAAAATTAAAATTTAATTTTTCTCTTTAGAATCAAAAAATATCCTATATTTGTAATATGAAAACTGCAAATGAAATAATAGATTTTTTTAAAGACCTTGTCTTTCAGGAAGAAGGCCATCTTTACTATGTAAATGGTGTACCAATAAAAGACTCTGTCTCCAGTAAGATAAAACAGTTTTATCTTCCTTTTAATAAGTATGAGAAGAGTCTTGGAACAGCACAAAGAACTGGTCTTACTCAAGCTGAAGTTTTAAGAAGTTGGAGTGAGAAAGAAAATATTTCTATTATAAAAGGTAAGAAAGCTCACTTATTTGGTGAGTTATATCCTTTTAATAGAGATCTTAGACCTCAATCTCCTTTTGACATAGCTATAATGAAATTTTGGAATGATCTTCCTCCTTATGTGATTCCAATATTAACTGAAGCTAGAATGTATCATAAGGAACAATTATATGCTGGTACTGCTGATGCAATATTATATAATACTCTTACAGGAAAATATATAATTACTGATTATAAGACTAATATAGATCTCTTTAAGAATTACAAAGATCAAAAAATGTTAGGACCTTTCTCTCATCTACTAGATTGTCCATATAATAAGTATCAACTACAGTTGTCTTATTATCAGATATTACTGGAACAGATAGAATCTATAGAGGTATCCTATAGGAAGTTAATTTGGCTAAGACCTAATGGTGAGTACATTTTATATGATACAGAAGATTTTACAAATATATTAAGAACATGAAATTATTTGAAATTATACAACGTGTTCAGTCTCTTTACTCTAAAGGAGTTCAAAGTGATGACAGTAGATTATCTGCAAGACATATCTATAATAAACTTCTTACAGTAAGAACAAGACTTTTATCCCAAAAATCTAAACAGAAACAAAAGATAAGTGACTGGAGTTATCAGGTAATACCCTGTATTGAAATGATAGAAGTTTCTGAGCATGATTGTCCTTGTGCTCCTCCAACTGCTTGTACTGTAAAGAGAAGTAAGTATAAAATTCCCAGAGTACTTACAGATTATAATAGGAATCTTATAGATTATGTAATGACAATTGATGGTAGTGATAAATTTGATTTTACTACCAAATCTGAGTTGCTTCATATTAATGGTAATAAGTATACAGCTTTAAAAAGAAGATATATTATCAGTGATGAGTACCTTTATGCTTATGGTAAAGATGTACCTAAACTCTTACAGATGAGAGCTTTATTTGAAGATCCAGTAAAAGCTTCAGAATTTATCTCATATTGTCCTTCAGAGACTGCAGATTGTATGGATATCTTTGATATTGAATTTCCTATGGATGGAGATATGGTTGATGTAGCTATAGAATTTACAGTCAAAGAACTTATAGACTATTTCAAACAAAATATAGAAGATCAAACTAATGATACAAGAGATAATCCAACAGTAATATCACAAAGATAATGAGACAGCATAAGAATCTTACTGACAGCTATACTCTTTTTAAAGAGAGGTTTAAGGATACTACTATAAGTAAATCTGATTACGTAAAGATTGCAGGTGCATTTCTTAAGTATATAATGAAAAGAGTTATCTATAACAGTGATACTGTTCATTTACCTTTTAAAACAGGTGTTATAGAAGTTATTGGATTAAGAAGTAAAATTACTATTGGAGAGAATGGAGAGATAAAAGGATTATCACCTAACTGGAAGAAAACAAAAGAACTTTATGAGAAGTGTCCTGAGTGCAAGGAAAAAAGACAGATAGTTTATAATACTAATGAACATACTGATGGTATAAGATATAAATTTAACTGGGGATTAAGGAATATGGTAATGAAGAATAAACTCTACTATGTTCTAAAGATGACCAGAGAAAATAAAAGAAATTTATATAGAGCTATTTTAAATGGTCAAGAATATGAGGTAAAACAATGAGAAATTTACAATATACTTCAATAGAAACAATCTTCTCTAAATTTCAAAGGGATTTAAGAGAAACAGATATCTCAGAAGCAGATATAGTTGAATGGACAGCTGAGGCTTTAGGTTTTATGAAGATTCCTGAAATACAAGAGGAAGCTGTTGCATTCATAGAGGTAGAGAATTATCAAGCTGATTTACCTTGTGGATTTCAAGGTGTTATACAAATAGCAAGAGATAATGAATGGACACCTTTGGATAAGGAATCAGGAACTACTGCTGCCGATGTTGTAGAGACTATGGAAGAACCTTCAGCTTCTGTACCTATAATAGTAGATTGTCAAGGTAATCTTGTAGGTGAGGCAGAATTGGCTTATTATAGACCTTATTTTGATCTCAGGTATGAGTATGCAGCATGGTCAGGTTCTGGATATTACAGAGAAAGATTTACTCCTGTAAGACTTGCAAATCATAGTTTTATAGGTTCTCTTGTAGCAGAACTCAATAAAGAATATCCAAGTGGTATTTATAATAATTCTACTGATGAATATACTATTGCTGGTAGTTTTCCAAATCTTGTATTAAGATTTAGCTTTAAAGAGGGCTTTATTGCACTCTCTTATCTTAGAACAGCATTAGATGATACTACTGGTTATCCATTAATTCCAGATGATATAAGATTTATTACAGCTATTACTTACTATATTAAATGGAAGATGGCTGAAAGATTAAGATGGAATGGAAGAGAAGGTTTTGCAGCTGAGGCTCAAGATGCTGAAACTAAATGGAATAAATATGTAAGACAAGCTCTTAATTATGCTAAGATGCCTAGTGGTATTGATCAGTATCAAAATTTTATGGAGAATAGTTTATACCTTATACCAAGAACAAGAAAGTATTATGGTTATTTTGGAAAACTTGGTAGAGAAGAAGATAGATTATTTAATAACCCCGACATGAGAAGGAAATATAGCTTTAACAGATATGGCAGATGGTAATGGAATAAATTCAAAAGAAGTTAAGCAGTTTGGAAAAGGATTACATACAGATAATTCTCCACAAGCTCAACCTGAGGGTACTCTTAGGTTTGCTCTTAACTGTGTAGATGAAACTGAGGTAGGAGATATGATGTTCCCTACCAACCTTGAATCTAATATTGAAGCTGGAGCTTTGCCTGATGGATATATTCCTATTGGTAAAGTATATATGGTGAATGGAGAAACTTGTTTATTTCTTGTTGGTCCTAATGGGGAGTCTGAAATTGGAGTTTATAATGATAATGGAACTTATACTACATATGTAAATGATTCTCAATCTACTAATAAATTAAATTTCAGAGTAACCCATCAAATAGATGCTGTATATAGACTTAGAAGAGGTTGTGATAAAACAGTTTATTGGACTGATAATCTTAATCCCGTAAGACAATATATACTGAATAAACCTGAGGATTATTTATCTGATAATAATTTAGATATAGATAAATTTGAACTTTTTAGATTTACAAAGAAAATACCTTTCTTTCAAGGATTTGAAATTAGAGAAGAAGGAAATTTAGAATCTGGAAGCTATAATTTTTCAATACAATATTTAGATGAAGATTTAAATCCTACTCAATGGATTATATTATCAGATACAATAAATATATACAAAGATAAGATTACAAATAAATTTTCAGAAGTACGAGGTTCTACAAATGAAAAAAGCTATTATCATCAATTTGGAAATACAGGAAAGTGTATAGTTATTACAATTAGCAATGTAGATGAATCTTTTCCTTATTATAGAATAGCTACAATAAAAGCTATTGCAGGGACAGGTTTTGTAAGTGAAGTTACAGTATCTGAACCAATATCAACTATTGTACATACTTATATTGAAGATGGTGCTGAAAAAGAAAAAATAAGTGTAGAAGAAATTTATCAAGAGCCTCTTATTATTGAGACTGCACAAAGTATAGAACAAATTGAAAATAGATTATTACTTGGTAATGTAAAAAATAAGCAGATTGATTTATGTGATTTACAAAAATATGCAAGTAGAATAAGGTCATACTGTGTTGTAAAAAAAGTAAACCTTACAGATTTAAAAGATCCTTCTAATGGAAAAAATCCTACTAAAAGATTTGTAGGCTATACGCCAGGTGAAATATATTCATTTGGAATAGTATATCTTTTTAAAGATGGTACTACATCACCTGTGTACCATATACCTGGTGTAAACAGTCAAGACTATAGTTCAAGTGGAATGGACTTAACACCAGAAATAAATAATAGAGAGCTGAAAAAATTTGGAATGAGTTCTAATAATACTATATCCACATTTTATACTGAATCTAACAGTTGTGAAGATAAAGATTATTGGGGAACTGATTCTTTCTTTATATCTCCCTCTGTAGAAAGAAATCTTCCTTTAAAGAATACCCCTGTAAGACATCATAGATTTCCAACAAGATCTGAATTAAATTCTAATTTAGTCAATAAATTAGTACCAGGTACAAATAGAAAAATAACTAAAATATATGATAGAATCACCATTCCAGAAGATTCTACAGTAGATTACAACCAGTATAAAGATGAAAATATAAGAATAGTATATTCAGCAAATACAGGTGTCTCTGAGACATATATGCTTCATGCAATAGGAAGAACTTCTAATACATATACATTTGAAGATATTAGCAATTTACATATAGGTGATAAGATAAGTGGATATAGAATAGGTGGTAACTTAATTCCAATATCTGAACCTACAAATACTGTTATAGATATAGATACTGTAAATAAAATTGTAACATTTAGTGAAGAAGTTCATCCTGCAGATCCTTCTCAAATCTTTGTAGGTGTATATCTTATGTATATTCAAACTCAAGAATCTATATTAGGTGAATTTAACTTTACACTTGGAAATATTCTTGACTTAGATGGAAATATAATAGATAATGAAATACTTATAGATACATTAGAATATGACATAGCTTCTAAGGTAACTTTTACTATATATCAAAATATATCTTTAGATTTAATTCATACTCCTTCCATACGAAGTCAATATATACAAATAGAAGGTGTAGAATATGAATCTGAAATATTAGGTATTAGATTTGAAAATATTGAAATACCTGAATTAGAAAATGAAGAAATAGTTGGGTATTATATTGTAAGAAATGAAAGAAAAGAAGAAGATAAAACAATACTTGATACTGCTTTACTATTTCCATTAGTTGAGTATGAAAAGTTTATAAGTTTTGGAAATATATCTCCTTCAAATATAGCTCCCAATAGTAATGCTTTTGTAAATAGAGTTTTAAGAGGTGAAGATGGATTAGTTAGTTTTAACATAGAGGAAGAAGATAGAAAAGCTTTAGAAAATCCAGTATTAATAAGAAAAGATATGTATGGCTTTATACATCCAAAGCATCTCTTTGAGAAAAAAGAGTATACAAATAATGTAGAATTTTATACTGAAGGAAATTTTATACATAAAGACGGAAATATCTTTGAAGTTTCTTCAAACTTAGTAGAAGATACTTATCCTGGAACTACTTATGATCCAGCTTATCATAAAGGAAAAGAGAAAGATTCAGATGGTCTTACATTACATACATTATCAAAGTATAGAGATTTCTCTTATGAAAATAGTAATAATAGAAACATTAATTTATTTGGTACAGATAATATAAAAGATATTTTTTACTTAGATGCGTTAGGTAATAAAAATATAAAGATAAATGATATCAGCAAAGAAATTTTTAATATTTCAAGTGACAATAGAATTGGCATTATACAGTTAAATTCTAATATTGATATTTTTAATGAAACTAAAAATATAATAGAAAAAGCTTATACTTGGTATAATAAAGATGATGGGGATACAGCTAATTATAGTAGTAGAGTAGAAACTTCCAACATTTCAAAATATCCTTATGTTATTTTAAAAAGAAATATTTCAACTTCATATCAAGATTTTAGAACAAGAGCATATTATAAAGAAAGTTCTAACTTTAATATTGAGAGTTCCTGTAATATATTTAATGGTGATTCTTATATTTCTCCTTTAACTTATAATTCAACAATATATTATGGTACTGTTCCTAAGAAGAGAGAAACTAAGAATACTACTTGGAGATTTATATTAGGAGGAATACTCACAATAGTTGGAATAGTAGGTGGCATATTTACAGCTGGAGCAACAACAACCTTAGTTGGTATTGGTGTTGGACTTATTGTAGGTGCAGCTGCAGTTACTGCTTTTAAATCTGGATTAGTATTAGAGAAACTTGCTGATGTATATAGAGATAAATATGAAGAAGGTTTAAGGGAAACTACAAAAGATGCTACTACAATACTTAATTTTAGAAAGAATACTTTACTTGATGATGAGATACAATGGTATAATAATATATTTGCAAATTTATGGTTTGAATCAGGAGTAAATATAAATTTAAGACAGGGAAATACAGTAGGTCTTCCAGATTTTATAGATGCACCTACCGAATATAATGAAGAACAGATGAATTTAAGAGCTGTTAATAAAATCTCTTCTTTTGATCCAGAACAAGATCAAGGAAGACTTTACCAAGGATTTGCTATTGCAGAAGATTATGAAATAAATAAAGATTATAATAGATTTCCAAAGGAAAAATTCTTCTTTCATCTTGGTCTTGAATATGATTGTTGCTCTGACTGTATAGAAACATTTCCTCATAGAATTCATTATTCGGAACAGAGTTTCCAAGAAGAAAATGTAGATAATTACAGAGTTTTTCTACCTAATAATTATAGGGATATAAATGGTGAAACAGGAGAGATAACTAATATATTCAGAATACAGAATAATTTATTTGTACATACTGAAGAAGCTATATGGAAACTTCCTAAAAATTATCAGGAAAGGATTACAGATGAAATTGTATCTTTTATAGGTACAGGAAGCTATTTTTCTATTCCTCCTCAGAAATTAGTTGATGATGAAACTGGTAACTCTTATGGAACTGTACATAAATGGTCAAGATTAAAAACACCTTATGGTTATTTCTTTGTATCTGAAAATCAAAATTGTATTTGTCAATTTGATGGAAATCAAGTAAAGAATATTTCCCAGTTAGGAAATTACTATTGGTTTTATAATCATATTCCTATCTTATCGGATACTCTATATAAGGATAATCCTTCAAACCCTAATGGTGCTGGATTTTTAGCTGCTTATGACAGTAAAAAAGATTTGATTTTTTATACCAAGATAGATAGACTCCCTACAGGTGAAAATAATTCCTGGACTATTAGTTTTAACTTAAAAAAGAATGCTTGGGGAAGTTGGCACTCATTTATACCAAACTTCTATATACAGACAACCCAATGGTACTTTTCTTGGATAAATGGGAATAATAATATATGGCGACATAATGTTCTTGGAAACTATCAAACATACTATGGGGAACTCAAGCCATTTATTATAGAATATGTACTTACAGATAATGTACTCTCTAATAAACTCTTTGATACGATAATGTTACAATTAGAGTCAAAGAAATATGACCCGATTTCAAAAACATTCTTTGACACAGATAGAGATTTCTTCAATAAAATAATAGTATATAATTCAAGGCAATGTACAGGAGAATTAGATATCATTGTAAAAGACAAGGAAGATTTTGATTTCCTCTTTAATCAAATACAAAATAATAATTTACAAAGTATTGTAGTTGATAGAAATGAAAGAAATTGGTATATTAATGATTTAAGAGATATGGTAGTAGCTAAAAATGCTCCTATGTTCATAACCGATATAAAACAATTTCAAGATAAATACTTTATTGATAAAGTTTTAAACAACGCTGTTATAAACTTCAATAAAGATTGGACACAGATTGAAAATTTTAGTGATAAATATTTGGTAGTAAGATTAATATTTGATAAATTTGCAGATATAAAACTTATTACTAATTTTACAGTAAATGATGAAACTATTTCTCTAAGATAAATATTAATCTTATAAAAGCTAAAGAAAATTATGAAGAAGTATAATAATAAAATTAGGAAGTTTACTACTGGAGGTAAGATTAATACTTATGTAGAGAATCCCTCCACAGAGTTAACCAAGAATGATATCATGATGGCACAGGCTGCTTATGAGGCATCTCAAGATCCATTAGTAGTGGGATTAAGTATAGCTTCAGCTCTAATGGGAACTGCTGGAGATATGCTACTTAATGCAGGAACTAAAAATTCAGGAAGTAAAGGTTATAGTGATACATTTTCAAATATATCTCCTATAGAACCAGGCTTATTAGATACAGATAATTCTATAATGGAGAGAATTAAAAACTTAAACATAATAAATCCAATTAAAGCTGCTAATGGTGGTACTATACATATAAAGCCAGAGAATAGAGGAAAATTTACAGAGTATTGTGGTGGGAAGGTTACTGCTGAATGTATAGCTAGAGGTAAAAGAAGTCCTAATCCTAAAATAAGGAAGAGGGCAATCTTTGCTGAAAATGCCAGAGAATGGAATAAAAAAGCTTTAGGTGGTGAAGTACCAGTAGAAGTTGAAGGTGGAGAAGTAGCCGAAACTCCTTTTGGTGATATATTAGACTTTGTAGGTCCAGATCATAATAATGGTGGAATAAAAACATTGTTACAGCCTGGAACTGAGATATACTCAGATAGGATTAAAGTAGGAGGTAAGACTATGGCAGAAAGAAAAAAGGCAAGAGAAAGAAAAGAGTCTAAATTTCAAAAGCTGTCAGATAAAGGAGATGGTGTAGGAAAAAATACTCTTAATAGAGTACAAGCTGCCAACTATGCTGAAGATGTAGCCGATAGAAAAATACAGAATATTATATCTATTATAGATAATACTAAAAAAGATATACAGAAAATGGCTAATGGTGGAGAAGTAGATTTTAATGTAGCTTTAGGTGATATTCTTGGTATGGCTGGAAATTTATATCAATCCATAGCACCCTATTTTAATACTCAGAGAAGTAGGGCTACAGACACTCCCAATATCAATCCTTATGAAGGTTTTGGTGAAGATGCTTTAAGAGCTAATGATCAAGCCAGAGCTATTGCACAATCACTATTGGATTCACAACTTCAAGGTTTGGAATCTTCTGCTATTTCTGCAAGAAAAACAGCAAGAAATTCAGCTACTGGAATTAATACCCAAAGAGCTTTAGATTTAGCTATAGAATCAAACAAAAATAAATCTGAAAGAGATATATATAATAACTTCGCTTCTCAATTGATTAATCTTCTATCTTCAAGAAGTGCACTTGAAAATCAACAAGATTTCTATCAGATGCAAGGTAGGGGTATTCAAGACATTGCTAATAGACAAGATAAGGATGCTTACTTTACTCAACTTGGTCAAGACAAAGTTAGTATGGGTAAGGGTATTGCTCAAACTGGAAAATCTCTCAATAATATAAAAGAAAGAAATACTACAGAGAACCTATTAAATGCTCTATATCAATATACAGGAGTTGATTCTATGAGTGGTATTCTTGTAGGAAAAGGAAATAAAGATTTAGCAATATCTCTTATCAATAATGGTAAATGGAAGGAAGTAAAAAATCCTAAAACAGGAAAACCTTTTGATAATCTTTATGAATATCAGAAATACTTTAATATAAAATAGCTATGGCAAGATTCTATGAAACATCTGTACCAGAGTTTGTTGAAGACTTTATATACCAACCTCCTTGGGAACTTGCACAAGAAGTAATGAAGACAAATGAAGAAGGTATTCAGAATACTCTTGGTGCTGCTTCTCTACTGCAAAATATCGATATTAACTATATTCCAGATCCTGTTGAAAAAGCAAAAGTAGAAGAACTCCAGAAAAAATATGGAGATGCTGCTTCTTCTCTTGCTACAAATCTTCAAATAGGTTTACAGAATAATCCACAAGCCTGGAGAAAGACCTTGCCTGAATTGTCTAATTTAAGTTCTGAGCTTAGTAGGGATATAAAGTCTGGGGAAATAGCAAAGATTACTCAATCCTATAATAATTATACAAAATGGCTTGAGGACAATAAAGATATAAAAGAGAAAGATCCTATTTTATATAATGCTGCTCAGAATGCACTTATGAGAGAATGGCAGAAAAATCCTAATAGATCTCAAGATGCTGTTTGGCAAGGGGTTGATCTTGTGGACTTTGATATTCATTCTAAAGATATTATGGAAGGACTAAAGAATTTTGAGGCCGATATTCAAACTCAGATTGCAAATGGCTACATAGTTCAAGATAAATTTCTTACAAAAGATAAAGTAATTCAAGCTTACATGGATAGAGTTTTAACAGACCCAAAAGCAAGAGCTTATTTACAGCAAGCTGTAGCCTTTAGAGTTCCTGGATTTGTGGATGAAGAAGGTAATCCCTTAAGTATTATGATACCTGTAAATACAAAAACAGGAGAAACTTTATCCAGTGAAGAATATCAGAAAGAAATTGAAAGATATAATTCAATGACTCCTAAAGAAAGAGCTGAGAAAGGTTTATCTGAGGATACATATTCAGTAGTACTTAATCCAAAACATACTTGGGCTCAAGCTTTTGAAGGTTATGGAAGTCAAAGAAGTTTTAGTCAGACAACTGTAAAGACAGATGCTACTTATAATGCAGCTATGAATAGAGCTTGGCAAAAAGAAAGATTTTATGTTGAAATGGCTTTTAAAGAAAAAGGTCTAGATTTAAAAAAGGAAGCTGAAAAAACAAAAGAACAGAAAGAGATAAGAAATGAAATAGATAAACAAAGAGATATTGTAGCTGCTTATGGACCTACATCAAGTAAGGGAAAACTGGCTTTAGCTACAATAAACAGATTGGAAAAAGAGTCTTTAAACTTAAACCAATCTTCTGATATAACTGACTTAGAACCTTTTACAGCTGCTTTTTTTCCTAATTTGTCCTTAGAAGAAATTCATAAAAAACTGCTTAATAGTAATAAAGAAAAACCTACTTTACAGAGTCAACTCTTAAGAGCTTATGACAAAGGTATCTCGGAATCTGTCATAAAGGATATGAATATCTCTAAACCAGAACAGATAGCCCTGATAAATTATGTAAGTAATAATACAGATGGGAGTAAAAGAAGTATTAATGAATTAGCTTCTAGATGGTTAAAAAATCATGGCTATGAACCAAAAAGAGATGAAACTGTAGCTGAGTCAATCAGTACAAGAGTATCTGGTAAATTTATTCCAAAAGTACTTCCAACCACACAGCTTAATCAAGAAGAAGACTCCTATTCCAGTATGCTATCTCTGGTGAACGAATATTTTAAAAATAAAGAAGCTAAGATTCAGAAGATGAATACTGAACAACCTAAATTAACGGGTTATAGATTAACAGATGCAGGTAAAAATATCTTGAAAAATGAATTTATATCTAACTCCAGTGCTTATTCTGTTATACCATTAGATATGGTAGATAATGGAAAAGTACCTAAGGATGTCAATCCAAAAGTTTTAGCTGAAAATGGGGATATTGAAGCAGTAGCTCCTAAAACTATATATAATCAGGGTACAATTATAGAATATAAGGGTAGACAATATCTTCTTGTAAATAATGGTACAGTAGAGGATGCTAACAATAAAAATTATAGTCTTTACAGTAAAACTGGAATGTACCTTAATAAAGAAGAAGAAGACAAAATGAAAATAAGAGGAAGAAACAGTATAGCACAAGCTGTAACAAGTATTATCTCAAGTTTAAATACAGAAGAAGGCACAGCTCTTATAGATAAAGATAATAATCCATATTATCAAATTGAATATCCTCTTGCAGGAGCTTCTGCTTTACAAATAAGACACTATCTTAATGACAGTTCTTATAGACTTTATGTATCTGGAGAGACAGAACCTTCTTATATTATAAAGAGAGAGGAAGGAGAAACACCAGAGAGTTACTTTCAAAGGCTACTTCCAGAAATGGAATGGGCTATAGAGAAATCTCTTGAATACTCAGAAAAAGAGTTTGAAACAGCAGCCGATAGAGCTTTTAGCAATATAAAAAATAGTAGAAGATGATAGAAAAAGATGGATTAAAAAATTATCTACAGAGTTTAAAAAGTTCAGAAGATAATTATAAAGCTTTAGAACGTAGTAAAGATGTTCAAGACTTTATACAGCAAACAGATGAAGCTACATTAGAAACTCTTGGTATGCCTGTAAAGACAGGAGATATGTCTAAAAGGTATGCCAAATACTCTAATATTATAAGTCCATTTATTCCACAATCTGAGATGGAAAAACAAGCAGATATACTTCAAGGTACAGGAGAATCTTGGAGGAATGCTGTTATAGGTTTTGGAGCTAATACAGCTGCTGGATTTTTAGATGCTCTTGGTGCTACTGTATCTCCAGATAAAATATCTAATATGTTTCTTGGAAATACAGAGAAGGATTTTACAAATAGTCTTAGTAGAACTGCAAATAGTATCAGAGAGTGGTCTAATGAAAATATACCTATCTATAATGGAAATGAGAGCATGTGGACTTCTGCATATTGGGCAAATCAATTTTCTCAACTTGGAACTACTGCTGGAATTATAGGAGAAGGTTTTGTTGAACAAGGAGTATTAGCTCTTACTACAGGTGGTTTTGGTAATGTTGTAGGTGCTGGTGCAACAGCTACTAAGGTAGCTAAACTTTTAAATAGAGTAAAAGCTTTAAATACAGCTAATAAGGTAAATAGAGCTGGTAATTATACTTTTGGTATGTATCAAGGGGTTAAAGAAGCTTATATAAATGGTCTTGAAAATCTCAACAATGTCTATCAGAATTATTTACAAAAAGGTTATTCTGATGAAGAAGCAAGAAGAGTTGCATCTGAAGCAGCTTCAAGAAGTTTTAAATATGAGATAGGACCTGTTATGTTTCTTAATGCTTTACAATGGGGAAGTATAGGAAGTAGATATAATCCATATTCAAGAAAAGCTGTAGGTGGTGGAATAAGTGGTTTTACAGAAAGTGTATTCACTAAACTAGCACCAAAAACAACTTCTAAGGGAGTTAAAAAAGCAACAGATTGGGCTGGTAATATCTTATCTGAAGGTGTAGAAGAAGGTTTTCAGACTGCTGTACAAGGAATTTCTCAATATCAAGCTGATAAGGAGAGGAATCTTACAAAAGGTACTCCCTTATCTGACTATATATTTACTAAAGAACTTAGAGACTCTGTTATTGGGGGTATGATAGGTGGAGGTATGTTTAAAGCTCTTGGTTCAGTAAGAAGAGGTATTATAGATGGAAAAGATAGAAAAGCAGATGAAAGGTTTATAGAGACTTTTATAGACACTACTGCTGAAAGAACAAAAGAGAATTTAAAGAAATTAGATGCAGCTGTAAAAAGTGGAGATACAAAAGCTGCTGAAGCCATAAAGAAACAAATGGGTTTTGATAATATTGAAGCTGCCCTCCTATTTGATTACATGAAGAATGATGAGAAGATGACTGCTTATAATGCTCAAGTTGATCAACTTAAAGAAATATCAAGAATTATAAAAGAGGGGGATATTAGAGGTTTAGAACTTCTGGAACTTAGAAATGAGAAAGATGAAAATGGAGAAAACACCTTTGCTTATCTAAGAGATAATATAGATAGAATGATTTCTGATGCTGAACTTCAGAAGGAAAATCACATCAAGAATCTTCAACTTCAGATGGATTTAACTGGAGTAGAGAATTATGATTTAGCTGAGAGAACTACAAGACTTCAAATGATGCAAAATGAGAATAATAGAACTCTTGAAAAACGTAAAGAAAGTCTTGATAGTCTTTTTAATATAGAAAGAAATGCAACTAACAATGAGGATATTCTTGAATACAAAAAGTTACAGAGTCTCGTAACTGCTTATAATTCTACTACAACTAAATTTAGTAATCCTGAAATACAAAAAGAAGTAACTGAAGCCAAAGAAAGGATAGAAACTTTAGAAAGAGACAATCCTTCCTTTATGTTTGATGAGAAGGAATATGAAAATAAACAATTGATAGATGTTCAATCTGATATATTGAAGATAAGGGAAGCTAATTTTGAGATTAATAAGGATATTAAACAACTTACTACTAATCAAGGTATTAATGAGTATAGGAGAGATCAGATAAGACAAAGTATCCTTGATTATGATCAGATTAATAGTACTACAAAACTCAATAGTATAAAGGAAACTCTTCAGAAAGATGAAGAGATAAATAAGTACTTCTCTAAGAAAGAAATAGAAAAGATAAGTAAAGGAATAGATAATAGAATATCTAAATTACAGTCTATAGAGAAAGCACAAGCTGCTGAAAAATTAAGAAAAAATAATGAAGTTATTAAAACTAAAACAAAACCTATTATTACTCCTGAAGGTAAACTCAATACAGAAGTAGTTACAGATGATAAAATACAGAAAGAGGTTCAAATAAATATTGATAAAATTGATAAAATCAGGAATAATACTTCTGTAGGAATTGTAGAAGATGCTAGATCTCTTATAGAAAATAGCAAAGATATTCCTGAAGATAGTTTTGTTCTATTTCAAGAACAAGAAGAGAATATCTTTTTTGAAGCTCCAAGAGAGTTTAATGACAGAAATTCTATTGTTAGAGGTAACATGAAGAAAGGTGCAACTAATTTCTTAAAAAGAAATAAGGATGCTACTTTAAAAGATTATATTACAGCTTTTATAAATACTCCTGGTGTAGAAGTAGGAGATGTAGAAGCTTTATATTACTATATTGCTGATGGTTATTATGAAGCTAAAGATCAGAGATATTCAGATAACAGAGAAGAAGTTGAGGAAGTATATAGAGATATTTTTGAACCTTTTAATGCTCTACAATTAATACAGGATAATATAAATTTAGTTCCTGAAACAAAACCAACACCTAGTGAACAAGTTGAAATAGAAAAGAAGATAGATACCACAATTGTTGAAAAGCAAATAGAAAAAGCACAGCCAGTCAAAGTTGATAAAAATGGAAGAAATATATATTATATTGGTCCTAAAATTGCAGTTCCTGCAATAAAAGTTCCTTTTCCTGGAAATCCCTATAATGTAGTCTATAATAAAACAAAGAGTGGTTCTACTGAAGTTCTTTTCATAAGAGATAAAGAAGCAGAAACTAAGGAAGTCTTAAGTGGGGCAGCTGGATTAGAAGCTACTAAAAGAGCTTTTATGATGAACCCATTTCTGGCAAAAGCAGGTGTTCCTATACAGGTATATATCCCACCATTACAAGAATTACTTGATGATTCTAAAGGTTTTATAGTTTCTACTTGGACAAGAAAAGGTAAAGATGGTCCTTTAGAGAAGGGTACTGAATCTTTTTCAATATGGTATAATAGAGAAAAAGAAAAATTTGAAAAAGAAAATCCAGGTAAAGAATTTATTGGTTCTGATAAATTTTTAGAAAAAGTCCCTATATTCTCTTATGTTGAGATTAATGGTGAAAGAGTACAGATAGGTTCTGCTATTCATGAAACTGCTTGGTGGAATGAACTTAATGTTGCTGATTTTAGAAACTCTGAAGATCTTAAGGCGGCTCTGAATTCTCCTAATGAAGAAGAGAGAGAGATAGCAAATCTTACAGCAAAATCAAGACAGCAAGCTGTAATTAATGAAGGAAGAGAACAAACACTTGAAGTTAGAAGAATTATATGGAATAATACAAATAAGGAAGATTGGAATGATGGTATAGGTACTCTGGTTAAAATGAAAATCAAAGAGGTAACAGATGGCTTCTCACTTAAGATAGATCCTAAAGAACCTAAGAGAAAAATTAGGGAAGCTAATAATGATTTAAGACTTGGAATTATTTTAGTTGACAGCAATAAAAGTATCTCAGTAGCTTATGATTCAAAAAATGGAAAAGAAAGGTATATACCACAGAAATATATTTATAATCCTTCTGTACTTAGTGGAGATTATGTAGGATATGCTGTATCTCTTATTCCTTATGCTATACATGAAGATGGAAAACCTATGTATCTTGTTCAACTTGTAGATACAGGATATACTAATGCTCAGGAAACCTTAAAGTATCTTTATGATACGAGAGGTAAAATAAGACAGCTTAATCAGGATTATCAGACTGCAAGAGCAAGAAATAATATCCCTGCAATGCAAAAGCTTGAAAAACAGCTTAAAGATATTATGACTGTTGCAGGTTTCTCTGAAGAAAAGATAAACACTTATTTTAAACTTGAGGATAAAGATGCAAGGTATAAAATTCTAAGAGATAATCTTCTAAGATTTTATCCTAAAGAGACTGAACAAGGCAATCTTAAAACATCTTTTGAAAAAGATAATATTAGTGGGGATATTGCTAATATTGTAGTCTTTGATGAACAGGGAAATCCTAAAGTATATAAACCTAATCCAGAAAGTCAGGAATCCTCCTACGTTCAGATGCTAAAGGAAACTATTTATACTCAAAATGATTATATAGAAATAAGAGATTTAAGAAAAGAAGATCCAAATGCTACTATAAAAATAGCTAATGCTCAACCTAGAGTACATCTTGTTTTTGATGAAGAGGTTACTACTGAAAAATTAGAATTCAAAAGAAAAGAACTTGAACAAAGACAACAAGAAGAAGCTGAAGAAAAAAAGGAGGAAAATCTTGTTGCCACTTCAGAAGAAATTATACAAGATTCCCCAAAGTTTGAACTTACTCCTGAAAGAAAATATACTATTGTAAATCATCTTTTCAATAAAATACTCCAATCCTTTAAAGAAGATAAAACTTCAAGGAAGAATATTGCAATAGAAACAAGAAGAGCTATTGAAACTCATCTTTCAGATTTAAAAGAAACCAATCCTGATTTATATAATGGTATTCTTGAGAATAAGGGTGAAATTTTAGGTCTTGGAGAATATAGAGATAAATCTCTCACTGTAAGAGAAGCCTTATTAAACCATTTTAATATGGAAACTCTTGAAGAAATGGATGATGTAGATTTAGATACAGAATCAGTTCTTGAAAAAGATCATTCTAAAATTGCACAAGAATATGATGTAAAAACAAGTCTAAGCTCTAAGATAAAAAGAGTTTTCTCTGGAATACCTGTAAATGATAAGAATAGAAGAGGTGAATATATTGAAGGTATTACTGAATATATGGAACTTGATGATGTATTTTCTGCTTTACAGGATTTATTGTCTGATGTTCCAAATGATTTTACTGTACTTAAAGAGAGAGTAAGAGAGAGAATAAAATTAAATCCAGAAGAATTTGAATTCTTATCTTATATACAAGATATACTTGAAAATATTGATCCTCAACTTCAACATGAAGTTCTTTTTAGACTTAATCAAACTAAGAATAGGATGTACTTTATTTATTCTAAAGAGAATAAAGGGAACTATGTATTACAAGTTTTAGATGCTAACAGCAGACATCCTTTTATTTTTACTAAGAATACTATACTTGAACAATTTAAGAATTCTGATATAGTAGAAAATCTTGGAAATGGTGAGTACTCTCTTAATAAAGAAAGAGCTCAAGAATTTATCAACATAGCAAATCTTATATCTAAATCTGGTAACATTGGCTATGAAACAATTAGAAACTTCTTTGCAACTGTAGGTATTTACGTTGAGGAAAGTACTTTAGAAGCTATGGATAAGAATGATCCTGGAGCTTTTAGAAACATAGTTAAGAATCTTACAGAGCAATTAAAAAAGAATGTCATAGCATTAAAAGACTATACTAAACCTTTAAATTTTGATGAGAAAGTAGAAAATGTAGTTTTAAGAGAGAATAATAATTACTTGAATAACTTCATTGGAGAAATTATAAAATTTACTTTTAATGTTGATCAGTCAATGTATGTTGGTGGGAAAATAATTAATAGTTTTTCACAGCCAAATTTCTTTACTGAACAACTCAGAAAAATTTCTTCTTTGAAAGGTTCTGATTTAAGTCAAAATAATAAACATTTAATTAATAAGCTACTAAATAATGGTTATACAAAAAATAATCTTTTAGTAAAACTTATTACTCAAGTAGATGAGGAATTTGAAGAGCTTTTAAAAGAGTCAAAAGAAATTTTAGAAGAACTTAGTGTAGGATATACTTCTTTAGAAGTTTTAAAAAGAAAAGGTTTTAGAAGTAAGGACCAACAGATTACTGAACTTTCTCCCTCTGATTATGATACAGCTCTTATAGGATACTTTGGTAACATGGATAAGAAGTTATCTGCTACAGAGAAAGGTATACCTTTAAGAATGTCCTATATGACTTCCCCTACATTATCAGATTCTTCCCAGATGTTTTTGATGAAAACTGTAGTACTGGATTTAAATAGAAGTCATTTTAAAATATCTAACAGTAATATAGATAGTTATAATAATACAGTAGCCGAGATTCTATATGAACAGTTGGTACTTCCTGAACTTACAAGAATGATTGAAGTTAAGGGTACTGAAAGAGATACTGTTGAAAATCAATTATTCTATGGTGTTCCAGCACTTAATAGTATAACTACTGCTGATGGAAAGAATATTCTCTATTATATCAGAGAAAATGATTTTGATACTGAGGAGATGTTATCCAAGATTAAAGAAAACTTTGGAGAAGCAATTAATAATATTATCAGAAACGTTGTAAAAAATGAAGTAGAAGAAAAACTTAAAATAGATTCTGATGGAAACTTTTCTGGTAATTGGGTAAAGAATGGTTTTATCTATAAAGAAAAAGATAAAGTAAAAGTAGAAGTTCTTGATACCAAATATCTTAACAGTAAAAATCCTGATGGTACACCTTTAAGTAAAGTAGAAACAGCTGCTTGGGAGTATGCTATAAACTATCTTGTTACACAAGCACAGATGCAAGCTTTATTTGCTGGAGATCCTGCCAATTATTCAAAAGCTAAAAGTAGTTTCTTTGAAAATAAGGATGTTGCAGTACCTAAAACAGAGAATAATACAGCTGAAGAAAAACTGAAAGTTTATATTGGAATTGCAGAAGAGACTTCTATAAATCTCTCTAAAAGATTAAAGGCTTTAATATCTCCAGGAAACAGGATTGCATACTCTGCAAGTAAACAGTATATTCAGTTAATGTTGCAAGATAGCTCTTCTATATCAGATGCTTATAAAGAATATTTAAAAGTATGGTATGGAAATATACCTTCTAATGATATGTCTATGGTTGATAGAGCCATTGAATTAAGTGAGAAAAAAAGAGATTTTGAAGGAAAACTTAATCCTACAGAAGTAGAAAAAAAAGAATACTTGGCAGATCTTATAGAACTCTCGGATATAAAGAAGGATTTATCAAAGAAATATCCTGAGGTATCTGGTTATCTGGAAAACATTGCTACTGATGCCCAAGAATATACTACTTGGAAAGAACATCTTGAAGTGGCTTATAATATGGGAAAAATTTCTGAAGAAGAGTATAATAATCTTAATAGAAAACTTACAGAGCAGTCAAAAGGAAATATTGAAGGTAATAGACTTTCTTCTGAAGAAAAATTTATATTTCAACCTATGAAGCCATTACACTCTGGAATGTATTTCAGAGGTATGAATAATGGTAAAACATATCAGGAATTTGTATATGTAAAAACTTCTTCATTTCCATTAATACCTGAAATGACTAAAGATCTGAAGATAGATAATCTCCGTAAAAATATGGAGAGACTTGAAGAAACTAAAGGTCTTACAGTAAGAGCAGCTTATGAATCAGGTATTAAAGTAGGAAAAACCAAGACTTTAGCAAATACAAATCAACTTCTTGATAATGACAATGTTATTATTAGTGATAGTTTTTCTATATTAGATAGAGAGAATTTCTCTATACAACAAGAGAAACCTTTTAAAACTGATAAACATCTTGCTAATAATGAAAGAGATGAAATTGGTAGAGGTACTCAAATGGAAAAAATACTTCTATCTAATGGAATTAACAAAATATCAAGAAAGATATTCCCCAATATTTTTGGAAAAGAACTTCTTAGTAGATTAAATATTACTCCCGAAAATGATAAAATATCTGGAGAAGATTTATACAAGATATATACAGATCTATCAATTACTGAGCAAAATCTCAAAAAAGACTTTTTCTTAAAATCTTTAGATGTAAATGAAAATGACTACCAGATAGGTTCTGTTAGTTCTATGGAAAAACTCCAAGCTGCTCTAAATAAAAGATTAACTAATAGACAGGATAAAGAGATTTTGGAGCTTAAGTATTTTGTAAAAGATGAAGAAGGAAATGGAAAATACTATACTAAAGATGAAATAGAAGCTTTTAACCTCAAACCAGTATCTGCTGAATTTACATTTCCAATCTGGTTATCTCCAAACTCAAGAAAGTTTGAGAGTGTATTAAACTCAATGATTACCAATGAGTTTATTAAACTTAAATTTCCTGGAAATTCTTCTCCTGTAGCCTCTGCAGAAGGTTTTGTATCTGTTAAAACTATAGAGGAACTTTCTCAAGAAGATGTTAATGGTATTGTATTTACAGACAGTTATAATGGTAAAGGACTTTTACCAGAAAGAGTTGAATATGGTATTGTAAAGCCAGCTCAAGTTCTTGTTGCTTCTAAGTTTAGAGTAAAAAGAAAAGTAAATGGGGAATATATTGAGGAGATAATTGATTTCAATACTCCTGAATACATAAATCCTGAGACTAAAAGAATAGATAACAGTAAACTTCCTCCTGAAGTAAGACAACTGTTCTCTTTTCGTATTCCTTCTTCTGCACACCAGTCAGGTTCTTTGATTGAAATTGTAGGATTTTTACCACATCATATGGGAGATCTTATGATTGTTCCTAAAGAACATACAACTAAAATTGGAGAAGATTATGATATTGATGTAAGATATTCCTATAGTGGTAATTATGTAGTTAATGAAGACGGTTCTATAAGATTTCTAAGTGAAAAAGATGTACCTGTATACCCTAAAGAAGAGCTTGATAGAATATATAATGAATATAGAGATTACAAAGTTTCCTTAATTGAGTATATCAAAAAGAATAGACCTAACAGTCCAAACAAAGAGAATGAAATTAGAAGCGAAATAGCTACTACTCAATTTCTTATTAATATATTGGAAGCTAAAGGTATTGATGAAAATTCAGAAGAAATAGAAGCTCTTAATTTAGAACTTAATACTCTTATAGGGAGTCTTAATGAAAATAAAGAAGAGATAACTCCTGAAAGAAGAAAAGAAATTCAGGGTGAAATCAAAAACCTGCATGATAAGTTTCTTGAGGAGAAGAAATATAAAATTGAAGAGTATCTCAATGCAAGGAAGTTTTTTGGGACCAAACTGGCATCTATAGAGAATGAACTTATAAATCTTTATAAATCTGTATATTCCTCTACTGATAGTGAAATTCAGAGACTAATAACTACTACTATCAACACGGATATGGCTCAAGAGACAGCCAAAATGATAGATACTAAAATTAAATCATCTCAAAAGAAAGACAACTTTACTATATATGGGTACGAACATCAGAAATCTACTCTAAGACTGGGGGCTTCTGGTAAACTTGGTATAGGGGTACACTCCAATTGGGTTGTATGGAATGGTCTTGTACAACAGTCTGAGAAAGAAATAGCTCTTATAGATGATGGAGAACTATTCTCTATGAGAATAGGTAATTTCGTTTCTGATGGTAAACTTGGAAATATATATGCTCTAAGACCTAATTTAGAGAATGTCTCTGAAGATTATAAAAAGAGATATGAAAGTTTTAAGCCAAGAAGAATTTCTGATATAAATATGGAAAATCAGAATTCTGCTACTGATAATCAGAAGTTACAAATTATGGGTAGAAGAAATGAGAACAAATATACTATTAATGTATTTGCTCTTATGAATAATCTTGGATTTGACAAGGATATTGTAGTTGTAAATGGTGAAGAAAGAGAAATACTTATTCCTTCTCTATTTATAAGTCAACCTATAATTAGAAGATATGTAGAACTTAAAGAACAATACTCTTCAACTTTTGCAGATTTTACAAGGGATATTGAATCAGTAATTACTGAGCAATTAAGGGTTGAATTCGCAAATAATGTAGAATTTCCTGTAGATCCTCTTACAAAAGAATTAATACCTTTTCTTGATACAGAGACAATGTCTAAAGTTTCTAAGGAACTTACAGGACAACTCTTATATGATAGTCTTGTGACTCCTTATAGTCAGATAACTCAATGGGCTGTATATCAAAAATTTGTAGAATTACAAGGACATTCAAATAATGTCAATAAGGTAATACAACTTATGAATATTGATAAAGGTCTTGGTGTATCTTATTTTAATATTATCTCTAAGAAAAATTCTCTGATAGATGAGATGAACTCTATAAATCTCAATATTAGTAATGTAGAATTTTTATTCGGAGAAACTCCTCCTGAGCCTATTTATGACAATGAAGAATCTGCTGAAAAGATTAAGGAACTTTTGACACAAAATTATATTAAGATAGGTAAGGATGAAAATACAGGAGAAATCTTCTTAATGAAACCAAACAGCCCTAATAGTGCTAAATTACTAAATTCTATTTCAATAGGGTACTATTTATGGGGGAATATTTTTCCTTTTGAAAATAAATACTTAAAAGGTCAAATAGATGAGATCATAGGTGACAGACCTGAGATAGAAAGTACTATGGAGTTGAGATACAATATACTTTCTGCTATGAGAGAGTATATGTACTCTTCAAATATGTTTAACTTATATGATGGTATTGCTGATATAAATCAAGAGAGGAGGAGACTCTTAATGGATGAAGAGGGTAATGAATCTCTTGCAAGTTATCTTATGAGATTAAAGAAATTGTCTACTACAGATGACACATTAAAAAATCTATTCAATAAGCATTTCTTTAGAAACTTAGAGTTTTCTATTAATAAGAAAGAACCTTCTATTATCAAATATAATGTAAATAGTAATAACTCTTTTAATAAAAATCTCCCACACTCAGAACTACTTCTGATGTCAGATTCCTTGATTGAACTTCCAGCTTATAATGGAGATGAAAACTACACTTATGAAAAGCTAGTTAAGGATCTTACCAAATATGCTATGCTTACAAATACAGAAAATGGAGCTATAGGATTTAGAAACTATATTCCAATGGCTGTATTTCAGAAGTATAATTTTGATAGTCAATTACATTATCTTGCAGATTTAAATACTGATAGTGGGAAATATTTTAATATGACCTATAATGGTACTTTAAGTACTATTACATCTTTCTTAGGAAATAATGTTATAATAGAAGATGAGTCAGGAACTTATATTGAAGTTCCAGAAAAATTCTTATCTTCAAAGGAAATATTGGAGGAACTTATAGATAATGTAAATAGTAGCTTTGGATCTGAGAAGAAAGCTGTAGAACTTGACTCAAAGAGGGGTAGAGTAATTATTAACAGACCCTTAAGTGAAGTTAATAAGAGAAGATTTATAAGACAATTTTATCAACATAATCCTGAGCAAGCTACTAAACTTAGCTATAAAGACTTAGGCATTAATAACAGAAATTTAATCAATAGTGTAAGTGAATTTGAATATACTTTCAAGGAGGAGATTCCTAACTATGTTTCAATAAAAGGAATTAATGGTGAAGTATTTCTATATGAACTTGTAGAGACAGATATTAATAAGAGTAGCAAATACAGAAGAATTAATAAGTTAGGTGGATTTGGTGTTAATGAGTATAATACTAATAGTGATGTTAATATCTCTATGTTTGACTCCAATAATCCAAAAATATCTGAGTTAAAACCTGTAGGTAAGAAGAAAGGGACAATTGGAAGAAATGCTATCTTTAATCTCCCTACTACTCCTGAAGCTGCTATTACTATTAATGAAGTAATGACTATATTTGAGAACGCAGAACTTGACATAAACAATAAAGAAGTAATAACACTTAGTGGATTACTTGCAGATATTCAGAAATTTATAGATCCAAATACTAAAGTATATAAAGGACAATTAGAGAGTGGTTCTCCAGGAGCTTATAACTCTAAGACTAATACAATTATATTAGACACTACACAATTCTCAAAAGATAGAAGAGTTAATGATTTATACAGAGTATTTTCTGAAGAAGTTTTCCACTCCATTACAGCGAGAGAAGTAGATAAATATATAGTTGGTAATAATACTACTTTAGAGGTAGGTATTGACAGTGTTGAAGTAAAAGCAGATTATCTTACAGAAAATACCCCTGCTCATATTACAAAACTTGTGAGATTATATAAGACAGCAGCTGAAGCTTTAATTAAGGAAGAATCTCAGGAGAAAAATATCTCCTGGTCCCAAGCTTATGAAAATATCATTAAAAGGTATAAGGAAAATCCTACTAATACAGATGCTTATAGAATCTCTAATTTACATGAATTTATGGCGGGTATCTTTACCGATGATACTTTTAGAAGCAAAATGTCTAAAATTCAATTTAAAGATACTAATACATCTATCCTACAACAATTTGCAGACTTTGTAAGAAGAACTCTTCAATTTATTAGTGAAAGAATAGAAGGAAATATATCAGAGCAAACTTTGAGTACTGTATATGATTTTATATCTTCTATACATAATAATGTAGCCTCCTCTAAAGTTAAAACCACAAAAACTTTTGATGAAATGAGGAAGACAGATAATAAAGCTAAAGCTCTTGTTTCAGATCTTAAGAAGCCACTAACTTCAAGTTTATATAGTAAATTATATAAGTCTGATAGGATTAAGTCTTTATCCCCTACCAATATAGTTTCTATACTAAATAAGAATAATAGAGAGGTTATTGCTCCTGAAGGTATAATAACTGCAACTATTATAAATTCTGAAAGACATTTTGGAAATCCTTTTACCCCAAATCAAAGTACAAAAGATAAAAATCCTGGGATGGTTAAAGTGAAAGATACTCAGGAAGCGACTGAGAAATATATGAATTGGGTATTAAATGGAGGTCTTCCACAATTTGAAAACAGAAGACAGTGGATGCTTGAGCAATTTAAATCTGGAAACTTAAAAGGTAAACCAATACTTGTAAATCAAGGAAGTGAGGATATATCCTACAATAATGCTATTGATTACTTCATTAATGAACACCAATGGAAACAAACTCAAAAACCCGTAGAAAAAATTCAAACTCAAACTAAATCTAATATTAAATTTGAAGAAGGAAATATTCTTGATTTATTCAAAGTGGAAACTCAGAATGAAACTATAAACATTTATGCAGGTACTAATGAAAATGCTGAGTTAAGTAATTTCGCAATAAGACCTTTTACAGTTAATGTAGAAACACCTTCTGGTGAAAAACAATACACTTTTCAAAGTGTAGAACAAGGGTTTCATTTTTACAAAGCTTTAGTAGCTAATAATCCACAAGTAGCTAAACAAATATTAGCAACTACTAACGGAGGACAATTAAAAAGATTAACTAGAAGTAATCTTAAAATGACTCCTGAACAAGTTAAAGAGTGGGATGATACATCTAAAAGCATCATGTTAAATCTAATGTATGAATCCTATGCTCAAAATCCAAAAGCTGCTTCAAAATTGTTGGCTACTGGCAATGCTAAAATAACTCACACACAAGATAACACAAGATGGAAAACAGATTTCCCTGAAGTTGTTATGACTGTAAGAGATATGTTGAGAGAAGAAGGTTTTGGTAATAACAATACTACTAAATTTGAAGAAGATCAATCTACTGGCTATAAACAGAGAACAATTAAAAATGCTTCTGCTGATGCTACCATAGCTATTGCAGTTGATTTTAATAGTGCTGGAGAAATTCTTACTAAAAACTCTGTATTAAATCAAGGTAAAGTTTATATGCCTATAGATGGTAATAGACTTGAAGTTACAAAAGAAAGAGTAGATAAAATTGTTAATGCTCTTAACTCTATAGGTAAAGATGAAATATCTCTTAATATAGCTGGTAATGGGATATATACTATGAGAGATAAATATACTCAAGAGCAAGTTGATAAATTTACCTATGATTTACTTAAGGCTATTGTTGAGTCTTCTGATTTAAAAGTGAAAATTTCATCTATAAGAACTGGTGGACAAACAGGATTTGATGAGGCTGGTGCTAAAGCTGGTATAAAATTAGGAATACCTGTTACTGTCTTAGCTCCCAAAGGTTGGAAATTTAGAGATATAAATGGAAAAGATATTTCAAATGAAAAACTTTTCAAAGAAAGATTTAATAATGAGAACCAAAATGTTAAAGAACAGGGGAATGAAATAAAATCTACAGAAAAAAATGAAGATCCTAACAGAAATATTACAGGAAAGTCTAAATTTAACTTTGCTCCAAAAGAAATTAAAAAAGAAGTTTTAGAACTGTTTGATTCCAATCCTAAGTTGGCTAATCAAGTATATAAAAAGTTTTTAGGGATTGACCATGATTTTTCAATGGATTCATTTATGCCTAAAAAACATTGGAAAATAGGACATATTATAGACAACCCGACGGAAGCTGCAAATATATGTGATAATACTCAAATAAAAGTATTAAATTATATTTTAAATAAATATGGCAAACCTTCAGAGAGAGGAACGTTTTATGCAAATCCTGTAACTATTTGGACAAAATCACCTATAAATGATAAACAAATTTTTCATCATACAGTTGCTGTAAGATTAGAAGATGGTGTTTATTTATATGATATGCCACAATCTGAATTTATAGAATACATTTCAGAAAATGTAGGTAGAGTAATAAAAGAGTACTCTCCAAGATTAATAAAATATACACCTGAAAATTTAAAAAAATATTATGGAACTTCTGAAGAAAATCTACATAAACAAGACTCTGTTATATTAACAGATGATTTAAAAATTATTCCTATTCAGGTAACTCCACAGCAAAAACAACAAGCAGTACAAAGTTATTCTGAATATGTAGAACAAACAGGTAAGCGAGATATTGAAGGATTTAGACAGTTTGTAGATAAAACAATTCAAAAAAATCAAATAGAAAATAAAAAAGACATAGGTAAAGAAAATAATTATGTATCTGCTCCAAGAGAAATAAACTTAGATTTTAGTATCTTTACAGAATTAAAAGATGATATTTTTTCAAATTGTAGAAATTAAATATAAATAATATGGCTTGTAATGTAGTTGAATTAGCCACAGTAAATTTTTTAGAAAAAGAAGGTTACATAAGATGGCATGAAGTAGATGGTTATCCTGGAGAATACAGAATACCGAAGAATAAAGTAGAGAAGACAAGAAAAGCTATTAAGGAATTGACTATAGCTGCAAGAAAATATGGGGTAACTAATCCTTCTCAAATGTTTCATATAGTAGAAAAGCCTTATAATTTAACTCCTGGGACTTCAGAAAGAGTAGATAATATGATTGCTAAAGGAATTACTTCCTACTATGTATTAGAGGAAGATATACCTTTTGTTACAGAGTTTCAAGAGAAGTTTGATAGATTTCAAGAAGAGAGAAAAGTAGTACAAAGTAAGATTGATTTTGATGCTCCATTAAAAGATAAAATTAAGATAATGTTCAGTAATAATCCAGAGTTTTTTGACATAGGAAGTCAAGAAGATTATTTAGAGTATCTTAAAGCAACCAATAAAGGAGATGTAGTAAATGAGAATGATTTTGAGGACTTTCAGAAATTTGTTGAGAATAGAAATAGAGAAATTCAATCTGAGGAAGATTTTAGAAGATACACTATGAATGCTCCTGGTTCTTATACTAATACAAGAACAGGAGAAACTGTAGATACTACAAATCTTGCTGCTAATTCTGCTTATGTAAATTCTAAGAGACAATTATTAGAAAATCTAAAGACCCATTTAGAGGATTACTATAAACTTAATAAAGGAAAAGAACATACAGAACTTTATAAAAAAAGGGTCAAGGAATTAAATGAGGTAATTAATGAAGTATCTGATGAACTTAGTTTACTTACAGCTACAGATGCCAAGACAATATTCAGAAGTGTTATTAATGAAATAGAAATACTTTCAGAGATATTGGATAATCCTGATACTTTTAATGCAGAAAATTTTGAGCTTATTCAAAGATTAAATATACTATCTAATTTAATTCTAGGTCAGAATATTGATGGAACATCTATTATAGGTGATAGAATAATGTTTAATGGAGAAGGTATTGAAGGTTTTAATGACTATGTTGTTGAACCTATGACTAAACTTAAACTTAAATATGATGACTATCTATATAATGTAGCTGAGAATGCTTTCCTTAATAATCCTATCTTCATAGAAAACAGAGATAAGTTTACAGATGAACAAATACAAGAGATGTTGAAAAGTATTAGAGAAAAAGGCAATGATATAAATTTTTTTCAGGCCTACTTTTTAGGAGTAAATTCTAATGCTGATTCTATATTGTTTAAAACTGTAAATGATTTATTACAGACTAATGTAAGAAAAGTAGAACAGTCTATAGGTAAAAAAGAGAGAGCTCTTTCAGAAGTTCAGGAAAGACTTAGAAAAAAGAAGTTTGATATTGATAAATTCTATGCTAAAGATGAGAATGGTATTAAAACAGGAAGATTAATCTCTAAGTATACAGCTAAATGGTTTAGAAGTATAAATGTTCTTCAGAACTTAAAAAAGGAATTTGATTCTGCACATAATCAACTAAAACCACAAAAATATAAAGAGATTGTATCTTGGTATGACAACAATGTTTCTTTTATAGATATAAGAAAACTAAAAGTCTTTAAAGATAGGTATTCAGAAGGATATGGGAAATACTTTAAGTTCTCTGATGAAGAGATGACCCAATATGAAAAATGGTTGAGAGAAGAGTTAGGAAAAGGTTATGATGAAGCTATAGAAGCTCAGATGGAGAACATAGAAAGATTTATATCTTATAGTCTCTCTGAGAGTGATAAAAATACTATTTGGACTCAAAAAAATATTTCTGCTGCAAGCCCTTTCAAATTTTTGGAAAATTATGATAGCAAGAATAAAAGAAATGCTATACCTACTGTTGTAGGAAGCCAGACTACAAGTGTTTTTAATATAGGTAAATATAATCACTTTATTCCAAAGAGATATATTGTGGATAAAACTACAGAGGACCTAATAGATAATGAATATTATGACAAGATCTTCGAAAAAGATATTGAGTCTGACCCTGATGCTTATGAAGCTCAAAGATTACTTCAAGATCTACTCTCAAATCATATTAATCCAGCTTACAGCCTTAATGGTAATGTTATATCTTCTCTTCAAATTCCTATGTTAAGAAAAGAGTTTAGTGAAACTTGGGCAGAATCTAAAAGGAAAGGTATTTTATCATTGATAAAAGCAATGGTACATAATGTTATAAATAACTGGAAGGATATTTGGTTTGATCAAACTTATAGTTCTGATAGGAAAGGTGTTGTAGCTAATTACTCTAATGCAGCTCTAAGAGAAATAAATAACTATAAAAGAGTACTTCAATTAAAATCTTTAGAAGACCTTCTAAAAAAAGCAGATGAATTGGGTCTTCATTTTAAATCAAATGAAACTAAGGATAGAATAATAGATGGAATTGCAAGAGCTGAAGTGTTACCAGAATTCTCTAATGACATATTTCAAAATGTACTTACAGTATCCTCTTATGCTACCTTACACAGGGCAAGACAAGACACTTCTTTTATTGCAGAATTATTATATAAGGTACATATTAAGCCAAACTTAGATGGTAAAGTAAGGGAGTTATCCAGTAAGAAATTTAGAGCTTGGATAGACACCAATGTATATGGAAAAAGAAATGAAAAATCTCAAGAAAATAACGTAATTACTAAAGCAAACTTGAAAAGACTCTCTGATGCCGATAAAAAATTAAAGAAGGTTCTTCAAGAAATTAATGCTGATAATCTTGGAGAGGATGTTGTTTTTTATTTGGATGGTATCAGATATACTTCCAGATTAGATGATAATAATAACAGAGAATTTGTAGCTATTAAAGAGAATGAATCTGAAGAGGGTTCTGAATATAAAATTATAAGTTCTGAAGAATTTGAGGAGAAGCTTGATACTTATCTAAAAAATCAAATAGATAATTTGGGGATATCTATGACTTTTAGTAGTTTAGTTAGTGGAGTTCTACATAATCTTTCTATAAAATTTTTAGGTTTTAATATCAAATCAGGTATAAAAAATAGAATTGAGGGTGCTGTAATGAATTCTATTATAGATGCTGAAGGAACTAAATGGACAAGAGGTAATAACAGAAATTCTACAAGAATACTTTCTTTAGCAAATATTTTTAGATTATCTAATGGTAAACTTGATAATATTGCAAGAAAAAAAGCTCTGCAATTAAAGACTATAGATCAACTTGTTCAAAGACTTGGAGTACTTCAGGATAGAAAAGATTTTAGAGACAAGAAAAATCAAGTTTCTGCCTATGATAAATATAAGGATTTTTTAGATGTATATAATTTTGCAATAGGTATGCCAGAGTACAGAAATCAGGTTGAAATTGTTCTCAATATACTTCAAGATCAAAAAATTACTAATTATAAAGGAGAAACTGTAAGTTTTGTAAATGGTACAGGTATTGTAAAAGATTCTGAAGGAAGAGTAATTGAAACAGGACAATATATGTCTGCATATATCCCTGGAACTCTCACACTTAAAGATGAATATAAATATACAGCTGAGGCTTTTAATGAGGATGGTACTTTAAAAGATAATATAAATTTGAATGACTATATTAATATGGATAATATTGGATATGAGACATTTCAAGTTTTTGATGCTATTGGTGGTAAAACCGAAGGTAGTAATGCTATACATCTTATAAATGAAAAAATTCAGGATACTATTAATAAGACCCAGGGTAACTTTTCAAGTATGGATAGTATTCTTGTTATGAGGAGTACTTTGGGAAGATTTGCTATGTTTTTTAAAAGATATTTACCTGAACTTGTAAACCAAAGATTTGGAACTTTTGGAAATGATATTATTCAAGGAAAATATAAATCCGAAGGTAGATATAGAGTACTCTTCAGAAATCCTGGTGCTTTAGGTGTATTTGCTTCTACAGTTGCTACTGTATTTTTCGGACCACTTATAGGTGGAGGATTTCTAGCTACAGCATTTCTTCCTTACTTATTCCACAGTGTTTCAAATAGATGGTTTAATCGTGAGATTAATGTAAGTTTAGCAGATAATCTTGAAGAATCTGTGGGGATGTTGAAAGAAATTTTAATAAGAACTATGGATTTCCCTTTGGGAATAGTACATTCTAAGTGGAGATTCAGAGATATAAAATCTCTTGGAGATAATCAGTTTTTTGAAAAACTCAAAGATAAAGAAGTACTTACAGAAGATGAGGCTGGAGCTTTAATAGCTTGTGCTGAGGAGATAGCTATAACTATAGGAAGTATGTTATTTATAATGTTGGCTAAGAATGCCTTTGGTGGTGGAGATGATGATGATGAAGATAAAAAGCAACTTAGAAATTTTATTGACAATTATGGAAACCAGATTATGAGTAACTTAACACAATTCTATGATCCAGTAGGTTTTGTTAAAGACAACTTTTCAAGACTTGTATTATTTTCTACATTAGAGGATACTGAAAAATTTCTAACTGCTTTTAGAAAGTATATTGACTATGATGAAGGTACTCTAAGGGAAGTCACTATGAAGGGTCTCAAGGCACAACCTCTTGTACCTATAATTAATTTCGCAGCTAAACCTATTGAGGTTGGAGATATTTCAGGTATTTGGAAAGACGAAAAAGAATATGATTCTGGACAGTGGTTTGATAAGGTTGTAAAATCTAAAGAGGCAATTTCGAAGGAAAAACTCACTAACAGAAGAGAATCTTTGAAGAAAAAATATATTGATTTACTTTCTGATAGATATAGGGAAGAATTAGGTTTTAGTAAATCTGAGGCAGATGTAGTAGCAGAAAAGACAGCTAGGAAGATGATGAATAATCCTGAAATTTCAAGGCAATATAGAGAAGGTGAAACCTTTGAGGATGCCTTAGAAAGAATAGATTTCAAAGAGGCTACTAAATTAGCTGAGGAAGCTGTAGCTGAAGTTGAGTTAGAAGAACCAGAAGAGGAAGAAGAAACTACAGAATAAAAAAAATAAAGTGGGGTGTAAAACCCCACTTTTATTATTCTACCTTTATCAAGAAATCAATTCTCCAAAACCTTCAGCATATGCAAATGCTATCTTTGTGTTCCACTCTATTTTACCATTCTATTATATTATAGTTAATCCCTAAACCTACATATGGACCATAATCAAGTTTTCTACTATTTAATCCATAGTTTATACCAAAACCTAAATCAATTCCAATACCACATTTCTTCTGTTTTGGAACAGCTACATTAAAAACTCTTATATCCTTAGTGGTAGAATAGGGATTTAGATTAGTTATTTCAGCATAGTAACCCTGCTTTGAGTCTTTTATAGCTATAGTAAATTCATCTCTGGATTTCATTGTAAAGTAACTTTTCCCATATTGAAAACCATATCTTGCATTAATCCAGCTATTGTTTATACTATCCAGAAGAATTGATTCTGAGAAAACTATGGTATCCCCACCTATAGGATAATAGTCTCTAATTGTATCTATATATGTAATTTGATTAGCAATATATAAAGCAGTTTTCAAATCTTTTATTTGTTTACCCTGAGAATTAATAAAGTTTTGAAGCTTTAAATTTCCATCTTTAAGATTTTGTATTTCTAGAAAATCTTTAGCTTTGTCCATTTGCATTACAAAAATTCGAGATACATTAAGACTATCTTTATTCCTATAGGTTTTAAGGGAATCTGTAATAGAATTATATAAACTTACTTGTTCTTCATAATTTTCCTTATAACTATTCCCTCTTCTAATAAAGAAAATAATAAGAAAGAAAGCAAACAAAGAAATAAAATACCAATACTCTTTTTTCATTTTGATCTAAGTGTTTTGGGGGAGGCTTCTTTTAAGGCTACCCAAATAGCCTTTCTTACTTTATGACTTGGGACATTCTTTAGTACTTTTTCAAGAGAACGTTTTCTTCCAATATTCTTATTGAAATTATCTAATGGAAAACAATAAGATTTCTCAGAAACCATTACTCCAGTATTTTCATTTACAAGAATACATTCAGTGAAACTTGTTGATTCTGGAAGTGCAGTTTTATTCTTCTTACTCTGAAGATAATTATTTCTATCTACAGAGTTATTATTTACATGTCTCCAGTAAATTCTTAAATTGTTAATCTTAATCATAGTGAAAATTCTTTTTCTACAAAAATATGAAAATCTTTGTGTTGTTGTATGTAATTTAAAGGATGAGCTTGTTTTAGAGAAAAAGTAACATGGTTATATAAAGACCATAAATTTTCATCTCTAAACTGTTCAAACTGAGGTTCTTCAAATTCTTTTTTAATAATGTTAAGTTGAGTTGAAGTGACTAAGTTTTCTTGGAAATACATTCTTCCAAGTAGTTTTGCCATCTCTTCTTTTGGGAGCTCAATCCTCTTCATTTCTTCAGAATGCTGTATCATCCTTTGGAAGTGCTCATCCAAGTGATTTATTGCTGTAACAACTTTCTCGTGAAGCTCTTGATTTACTGAACCAGTATGTTTTCTAAGAAAATATTCCTCCCCTGAAATCATACCATTACTGCAAATCCACACTGAAGCTCCACTCACAAATGCTACACTCATAGATTTATCATAGCTATTTCTAAAAGCTAATCTCATACCTAAATCAGAGTTATCTGGATGTCTTATATCCATATAACCAATAACCTGAGTACCCTGTCTATTTGTATTATACTTTTCATTTACAGGTACTAAATTGTGTCTATCAAGTTCCTCTTGAACAACCTCAATAATAGCTCTATGTGGAACTGCTGAATAAGTATCAGTTGAGGGAGGAACTTGTACACATAGTAATTCTTCTCTATTCATTTTCTTTTCTTTTTTAATAAATTGTTTTTTTCAAGAGCTTTTATTCTTTTTAAAGTAATCTCATCTTTAAAAACAGAAGCAAGAGTATCTATAGTAGAAACTCCTCTATAGTACTCACTTCTGTTCTTTCTAAAAATAAACTTTGTTACATTTTCAGGAGATATCATAGGAAATCTTTTACTACAAGAATAATAAAAGAGGTCCTTATAACTAGATACTATCCCATCAACCCTTTTCTTATGGAAACTATCCTTATCCAGGAAAAATAAATCACAGAACTTCTCAAAATGTTCCTCTAATTCTTCTATATAATTCATCATCAACAAAAATTTTTATTTTATTATTTTCTATCATAAAAAAAGATATTGCCTTATTTTTTGATAAAGCATATTTTATCTCTGCTTGAACACCATTAGATTCCTTCGTTGTATGCCAGCCTTCTTTGGGAACTAATACCCAAACTTCATCAGCCCAATCAATAAATTGAAAATCCACTTTCTTCCAAAAATTCCAGTTAGTAGGAAGATTATATTCTCTTGTAATAATATGACAATGACTAATAGGACTAAAAACATTATACCCCTCATTAAGAAGTACTGCAGCTGCTTCATTAGCCTGTTTAAAAGAACTTTCTGTCATACCTGTATAAGGAATAGCCAAATATATCTTCTTCATACTTTATTCTTAATTTGATAAATACAAATGCTCTTTACTGGTTTAAACTTTGAATACCACATATATTTATTATTACCTTTATCAATAAATCTTAAACAACTCTTCTTTAAATGGCAGGTAGTATTTTCACACCTTGTACAATCATTAGACAAATCATTCATACCATTAAAACATATTTAATATCAACTTTGTATGAAGCAAAATCATCAGGATCTTCTGAGAAGAAAACCATCTCAGCTCCCATATCTTCATAGGCCTTTTTAACTGCGAGATCTTCTACTTTTTTAAAAGAAAGGTCTTCTCCTTTTTCTCTTAGCTCTTCTTCTAAAGAGCTTGAAGTATACTCATATACTCTACTTAGAGTTACTCTTAGTATCTTGTCCATCATATAAAAATTCTTTAACTTTTTCTAATAAAGATAGGATATCAGAGTCATTATTAATAATATAATCAAAATATTGATAATTATCTAAAGCTATTTCTGAAGGATGAATATCATTATCCTCAAATCCAGACCTATTAACTCTAATTACAATTCCACCTCTTTTCTTTATTGCTTTAACTTCATTAGGAAATCTTACATCTGGTATAATATAATTAGGTTGTCTTATACCATAAGAACCATCAGTTTTAGAGTTTAATTGTTTTATTAATTCATCAGAAGGATAATTAACAAATAAAGCATTAACCCAAATATTAGGATGTATAATATTTCTTCCACAATCAGTACCAAGAAGTTGAAGCAACAATCTGGGAGTAAGTTTTACTAGTTCATGCCCAAAGAAATTTTCAGGAGATTCATGAAGCTGTTTATAAACATCTAATTCTCCAGTAAAAGGAACTAATTCATAGTCATGATAGTAATATTTAGTATCTAGATAAACTTTCCAACACCACCATTCTTCAGGTAATTCTTTCTCCTTAAAATCTCTATCTTCAAGTTGCTCTCTTGTACAACCTAAAAGAATACAGACTATATCTTTAAGTTTATCTGCAAATCTTTTAATACAAAAAGAAGAATCAGTAACACTTTGTTTGTTTTCTTTTAAATATTGAAGAAATTCCATCTTTGGATAATAAGAAGAAGTAAGATACTGTATCATATTAGCTACCAGGTCTTTACCCGAATTCTTATGTCCTGAAATGCCAATAAGATTATATTTAATCCCCTCCATTTTTGTATATTATTTTAGAGTCTTCATATACTTCAATAGTAGAATAACCATCATTCTCTTCCACAGATAAATGACTCTCTGTATCAAACATAGTTTCTTCTTCTTTAAAGCCTAAATTTTCATCAAAGATACTATATATGTCTCCTTGTTTAATAAGATCAATTATTTCCTGCATATTTGCCTCATCTGAAAAATAAGCTCTATTCCAGACTTTTACCTTTATATCTACAAAATTTTTCAACATAATACTTAATATTTAATGTTTAAAAAAAGAAGGTTTTTCAGTATTATGGGTAACCTACAACCATTAGTGATTTACAATACTAACTATTAAAAATCTCTTCCTTTAAATTCATAGTATAAGGAAGTTCCAACTCTGAGTCTTCAAGATCTCTATCACTAAGATTTTTTAAATCAAAGATCTTCCTCAACTTATTAGTAAAATCAGGTAGTAGTAGTTTATTCTTAGTTAATACTTTGTACTCTTTACTGTCTTCTTTAAAGAGTTTCAAAATCTCTTCTTTTGTAAACATTTCAGAGTATTTGCCTTCTAAAAATTTATCATAAGCATTTTTATATTTCTTAGGAAAATCAAGAATTATCATATGTCCTCTTCCTTCCATATCAGCTATATAATCATAGATATAATAGTCCTGATATCTTATCCAATATATAAAATCCTCTGATTTTCTCTTATTAGCAAAGGTATCTATAAGAATGAATATTGGTGACTTATTTCCTATAATAAAATTAGGATTTTCTTCAATAACTTTATCACCAATACCATAAGCTAATACAAACATTTCTTTAAATTTCACTTCAAAAATTCTGCTATAACCTTCTTTTAAACAAGGAGAAAGGTATTCTGAAGTTTTATTCTCATATTGTTCTCTATACTTAATAACCATGAATCTTATCCCAATCTAGTACTAAAACTCCATTACTATCATAGATTAGCTTTTCTTTTTGCCAACCTTGCTTTTGATAATAACTATAAAGCTCAAGTAATTGTCGGTATCCTAAGATTTCTTGTCTTACTACTCTACCATCTATTACAATTTCAGGTAATCCATTTCTACCAATCTCTAAAAATTCATCTGAAGACTCTAATAACAATGGTGTCCCTGTCTCTGTATAAGATTCTACTACAAATTTGAAATTTCTAATAGTATTCTCATTAACTTCAAAAGGTAGACTATTAGAGAGTAAAAGTCCATCAGTATAGTAAGAACCTTGGATGTCATATCTTCTTAATCTGGCATTATTATGAAAGTTAAGAACTTTATCCATAATAATTTTCAAATCAATAGGAATAACATCTTTCACAATTCCATCTTCTTTCCTTACTATAACTATATCTAATAAACCTTTACAATCTATACCTTGATAACTCCAATATATAGGAAGCTGATAATAAATATCCCAATTTAGATTATTTGCATATTTCTCTCTTGCAAAGAAACTTTCTGTAGTCATATTTGTTCTAAGAGAGTCTACAATAGAAGTAATAATAGACAATTGTTCTTCTGAGATGACAACTTTATCAAGACTCTTCTGTAAAAACTCATAATAAGCAGCATTCTCTAAGACTTTATTAACTCTTGTAGCTATTTTCCAATTTGGTTGATAACTAAAAGCTTCAATAACTTCTTCAAGTATTTGTTGATTATCTTCCAGTGGAAGCTGCTTATCCTGACTTCTGTCTAACACCTCTTGTAGTATAGAACATAATAAATCTGATGGTTTTGGACAACTTGAGATATAAAACAATTCCTCAAAATCTCCCTCCTCACCAGTAAGTATTGTATCTACTGCACTCCCAATAATCATTGGTTCTGTTATTTTTTCTTCCCTTTCACTAAGAAACTCTTTCATACCAGATAAAAGTTTCTTTAAGCTACTCTGATCGATAGCTGGGCTATCTCTATACTCCTGTATCTTCTGTCTGTTTGTTATGTATAGCATCTTTTAATAAGATTAGGTTTTTAAAATTTTCAAAAGTTATACTCACTATTGTACTATATTCACTATTATACATTCCTTTCCTTTGTTTATAAGTTTCATATCTTAGATCTGGACTAACTTCTTTAAATCTAAGATGTTGCCTATGAGTCATATATACAATGTCCTCATTTGTATTATTGCTAAAAGGATTTAATCTATGAATAAGTATAATGGGATATTTTCTAACTTCTGAATCTTCTGGGAATAAAGCTTTAATCTGATTTTCAATATCAAATAAAACTTTACCAGGAGACATGTTTTTTTGAGTCCCAGCTTTTATCTGAATATTATAAGGAATATTCATTAAATCTATTCCTGCATTATCATAAATTCTACCACCTTGTCTTGAAGTTATACAATAATTATAACCTAAACTTCTAAAGAGTTTTGCATAAAACCTCTCAGCATGTGAACCTTTGTGTTTATTTTTTGCTCCTACACTTCTTACTTTTTTACTTTGTTGTTCATTACTCATACTCTATAAAATAGTATTCTTAAAAAAGTCAATAAAAGATTTCTTATCTTCTACTGTTTCCAAATTTAATGAACTTTCAAACTCATTTCCATACACCACTTTTTCAATACTTTCTGAACTCATAATGGATAACTCACAACCACTATCCAAATAATCATCGAGAAAGGTTTCTTTGACCTTTTTATATACCTTCTTATAAGATTTTAATTCTGTAGAGATATATATTTTTTTATCTCTAATTGAGAGAGTATCAAAACTAACTCTCCCCAACTCTACTACTGTCTTCAGAAAAGCTTCAGAACTTATTGCTGTTAGAAATAGTATTTTACCCCTTTCATCTAAAATAGTTCCAAAAGCTGCATATATTGTTTTTTCAACTTTATCTTCCTTGAAACTTATTTTTCCAAAATAACGAAAACCTGTAAGAAAATTTACAAGTTGAGTAAAATACACATGATAACTAATATATAGACTATTATCTCTACTAAATAGACTTATCTTTGGATAGGCATACTTATAATCCTCTAAATAAATTGTATTATGAAGTAAAGCTAAAGGTATATATTTATTATAAGAAACAGTTGATAAACTATAGTTATCTACGGAAGTGAGACTACTACCAGGATCTCTGAAGAGTTTTTCTATAGGTTTCTCATATCTACTCATCTTGAAATCAAATTAAGTGGTGTAAAGACTTCGAATTTAAAAGGTACATCTCTTACATATTCCTTATATCGAATATTAGTAACATGATTAGTAAACATGACAGTCATAAATGAGGCTATCATAGCTGCTACATGAGATGTTTGTTTCATTGTACAGGCAACATCTTCTACCTCAGAATCATCAAATAAATATTTCTCTTCATATTCTTTAATTCTTTCTTTAGTAACACAAAATATTTGAAGCTGTTCGGATTCCAATCTCACATTACCCACTACTTTCATAATGGTGTGGACTATATCTTTATCCAATTACTTGGATAGAGGACACTTTTTCACTTATATACTACTATAAGTTACTTCCTGTTATTAAGCAAACTTTATTGCTCAGGTAGTCTCTGAACCTTCATAAGGTGTACCTTATGCTTGGCTGCTGATTAGCATAGATTTCTCCTTAGCTTTCCAGCAATTCATCCTCTTCAGACAAAGTATTACTACTTTGAGGGGCAGTTTTAAGTGTAAAATTATTTTTACAGTCTTTGCATAATACTCTAGGTAATTTAATACCTTTGTAAATATAATTACCATTGAATACTGTATTACTTGAATTACAAAACTTACAATTTGGGGTTACTCTTTGAATAAATAAATTAGAGTCTAATATCTTCTCAAATAAAATTCTCTTTCTTAATAAATATATTTCACAATCTTGATAAAGAAGATTATAAAATCTTTTATAACTAAGACTGAATATAGTTAATTTATAAACAGATTTTGCATCTGTAATACTACAATCTATATTATTATCATTAAGAAAATCTCTTATCTCTTTAATAAAGATCAAAGAATTAGAGTAAATATAAACTCTCTTTTGCTCTTTTCTTGAATTATTGATATAAGTACAACCCCCATCACCATCAAAAAAACCTCTAATAAAATGTCTTGTTAATTCATTTTTAAAAGGTATATGAAGGTTAGTTTTATTTTCAAAAGATTTATCTGGAAGACAACCATTAGATATAAAATGTTCTTTTAAAACTTTTAATCCAGAATATAAATAATGCATATTTTGTCTATTCCCAATATATTCTACTATATAATATCTAAAGAAAGGAAATTTTTCTTTTAATAATAGAATTAAATCTTCATCTGTTAAACCTAATCTTATATGATGTTGATTCTTACTTATATTCCCATCTGCATAAAATAATCCTAACAAATAAGCTTTGTTCTGATTATCGATACTTTGTAATTCATTATTATAATCCATATCCTTGTATTTTTGTACAAAGATAGTAAAAATTATTTTACTAACCTACCATCAATAAATATAGGAACATTCTTTATAGTACTATTTTCATTACTTAACTCACAATCCTGAACATTTCTCTTCCAGACATTAAAGAAATTTTTTCTTGCTTCCATATTGTCAAAAGCTGAGAAGAAGTATGGTCCTAATATTTTTGTATTGGAATCAATTCTTTTAGTAATAGTATAAATAGTAGAGCTTGGAGAAAACTCTTTTACATTATGATAAACAGCAGTTGTTTTATACTCCCCTATATTAGAATTTTTAAAAAATTGACCAGACAAGTTTACCTTTTCAACCATATCAAAATCATAAATGCTAATAGTAAAACCAGCTCTTGCAAGAAATAAAGCTAAGTAACTACCAATTCCACCAGCACCACCTATAATTAATGAATTATCAATAAAATCAAACCAGGGGAGACCTTTAAATCTAGTAAACTGTTCATCATTATTACTTGGTTCAAAGTCATCCTCTATAATACTATTTTCTTCATCTTCTACTAAGGGTTCTTGAACTGTCTCATTGTTTTCTTCTTCAGTTTCTGGTTCTTCTACAGAAGAACTCCTTAGACTTTCACCAAAGATTTCTTCAAACTCTCTTTCCAAATTATCAATTTCTCCACTCATTTTCTATTCCTATTAAAAAGTTAATAATATCCCCTAAGAATCCAAATTGTTTTCTATATTCTTGAAGCTTTTTCCTCATAATCTTTACTATAACAAAATCATCCATTGCAATACTTCTGAAATAAGTATCAAATTCATTTTGAAAATTAACAATAAAATCCTCAAGGATCTCTGGAGGAGTGAACTCTCCACTTACAATAGATTCATCAATAGAACTAAGCACATCTTCTAGAGATAACTCAAAGAAATCATCATAGTCAAAACAAACTTTAATGAAGTCCTCACAGTTACTCTCAACAAATATTGAGAAATCTTCCTCAGATGTTTTACTTTTTGGCTTTTTTTTATTCTCTACTATAGGAAGAACTCTTGATTTGTTCTGTAAAGAAGTAACAGGATTATTATAGCTTCTCCAATTATTCTCCCAATCTCCAAAAGGATATTCAAATCCCTCCTCTTTATCCTTTTGATATGAAGTACTTTTAGTCTTAGGATATAATCTCTTATCCTCTAAAATAGTACTTACATTATCAAGGAATTCTTTATCCTGATAAACTTGTGGTGTATCATATATCATTTCACATTCATAATGATACAGCTTATCTTTTTTAATCTTAAGATTTCTTGAGTCTACTATATAAGGATCTCCATTCTCATCTAAACCATTAAAGTCTGCTTTTATAGTAGCTTCTACAGAAGAATTAATAGCAATTCTACCTATAATGTCTAATCTATTATTTACAACTACAGATAAATAATAGTTATGAGCTTTAGAATTTATAGATAACTCTTCATTATCTACACCTGAAAAGAACACTCCCATATTATTATGAGAATGAATTAGCCCAGATCTCCATTCAAGTCTTTCTTCATTGTTCATAAGAAAGTCTACATATCTTTTATCATAAGTAAATTCTGTAGATCCAGCAGTTCCTCTATCCATAGGAAGAATATCTTTTAAATTTATACTAAATCCAGAAGGTTCTTTTATAGTACCTTCAACAGTATAAAACAGTACGCCTGACCATTCCAAATTAGGAATTACCGTACACAGATATTTTATTTTATTAATTACACTCTCAGGAATATTTACTTTTATTTTACTGAGTAATTGTGTAGAATCTGATACATTGTTCATATAAAAAAATATTAATTCTATTTATTAAACCTCGATAAGTTGTTGGATGAATCATAAATGAAGAAGACATTCCTTCTTCTTCCTTTTCTTTTTTTACATAGTTATTGTATATTTTAAAAGGTATCTCTGTATTTTTGAAACTAAATTTATAGTCTACTGGAACTATGACCTCACTATCATTTTTAAAGACTTTAAAAAAATCATTCCCTACTCTTGAACAAAAAAGTTCTGGACACCTTTCCTTTACTACTTTGTATAAGGTTTTATAAAAAAAGTCATTTTCTATTACTCTTACTTTACTATCAAGCATGTCAAAATCAAAAGTTTTGAACACATTCTCTTGTAGTAGGTAAACAAATATTAGCTCAGCGTCATTTTCTTTTCTTCTAAAAAGGTTACGATCATCTGAGGCAGCATATTGAGAGATATTACTGATTCTAAAATAAGGACCTCCTTCAATACTTTCCCAACATACAAAGGATTTAAGAGTTAAGAGAAGAAGTTCAAAAATTTCTATATCATGATTATCATTATATAGACAGATAAGTTCGGGTATTTCATTTACTCCTAAACAAAAATCTCCTGCTCTTACATCTATTGAGTTATCCTCTCTTATAGTAAAGTATTCACTATAATTTTCTCCCACTGAATGTAAGTGAGAGTGTAAATAACCTGAAATATACTCTTCTCTTGTAACAGTTAGTCTAAATCCTCCTATAGTACTATGAATATACAAAGAATTATTGACAATTTTCATTGAAAGTCTTACTACTAAATTCCTAATAGTATGATGTCTGTCCTCACTATTAGTAATATCTATTTCAGGAAAAAGAATAAGTATAGAAGGAAGAGAGTACATATTCCTAAATTGAAATGCCCAATTCTCCCCATAAACTCCTTCCAAAACTTCAACAAATGATTCTATAGTATCCGCAAGTTTTTTTATTTTCTCTTCTGTTCTTTCCATACCTCCTAAGAAATACCCTTTCTCCATATATCTATGAAACCATCCTTTTCTTTTGTACAATACATCTCTATTTATCATAGAGATAACTTTCTCTTCATTATTACTTCTCATAATAAAAAAATAAAATAAATCCCCCTCTATAAACAGAGGGGGATTTTATTACTATCAATCAATATCACCAAAGATTTCTTGAGCTTCCTCTTCTAAAGCTTCTATATCATCTTCTTCGTCTTTAAAAGAGAGACTTACAACGATATCTTTGTAACCATGCTCTTCTAACCAAGAGGAAAATCTATTTTTAAGATCTTCCAATATGTAGACTTTTGAAAAATTCTTAAATCCATCAACAGCTTCATTCAGTGTTTCTGTACTTAAATTTGTATAGTTTTTACCATATACAGACTTAATATAGCTCTGTAGCTTTATATCCTTTGATATAATACCTCTTACTTCTTTATATGAATAGGAAGTTCCAGATTTTGTTTTGATAGGTCTCAGAAATAGAGTAAAGTCTTGCTCAGGAAGAATGGCAGAATCAACAGTTAAATCTGTCCTTCTGATATTCTCAGTAGCTTGTAATGACGCAAAGTCATACTTATTACTTAGTTCTTGTTTTAACTCTCCCCAAGTTCTGGCTTGAGTTTCATGGGTTGCCTTTTGTGAACCCTTTGTTGAAAAAATTGTAACTTTCATAAAAATTTAATTTAAAACGTTTTAATATTACCAATTAATTGTACTTTTTCTTAGTTTACCTAAGATGTAATTTGAGTAAATAAAGTGATTACAACCATAAAAGCCAGATTTACCGCCAGAATAAGCTTCTGATGCTGGGTGTGGGGCTTTAAGTATATAATTGTAATTACTAATAGGGATTTCTTTAATATTTGAAGCAGCATAAGGAGTAGCATTAAAACTATTATATATGTCTCCTTCAAACTCTTGAGCCTTTTTACCCCAAAGAAACCAGATACAAGGATTCTCATAAGAAATAAATCTTATAAGATTAAGTGTAAAGTCTCTCCAGTAGTTAATATGACTAAGTGGCTTTCCTGTTTCAACAGTTAGTGCAGAATTTAATAGAAATACTCCTTGTTCCTCCCAAGTATGTATATTTGCTTCTTTTCCTGTACTGTTTAATATCTCTTTATAAATTACCCTAAGAGATGCTGGAGTTTTAGTAGTTCCATTAACAAAACTAAGACCTATTGCATCTCCAGGAGTACTATAAGGATCTTGACCTAACAAGACTATCTTAATATCCTTCAGGGGCATTTTGAAAACCCTAAAAATATTTTCTGCTTTTGGCTGAAAAGATATATTAGGTAAGATATTGTTGTTAAGTGCACTTATAGGTTCTTGATAAAGTTTATTAAGAATAGGTTTCCAACTGTCATGAATTATGTCTAATGGTCTCATATAAAATTACTTTATTCTTAATTAAGAAAGACTTAAGTTCTTCTTCTCCTTTGTGAAGATACATATCTGAAGAATCTTTTATACCTTCTTCTAGTAAAGGTATGGGCAAAAATATCTTTCTCGATTTTAAACCTATTAGATTAGTCAATCTATTAGCTGCATCAAGACCTGCTCTATCATTATCGAAAAATACTATAACTTCCTCAAATCTGTTTGTAATTTCTTCTAAGTTATCTGGGAACATACCTTCATTTTGAAACCAAATTACGTTAGCTCCTAAATTTCTAAGTACTCTGTAATCCTTATAACTTTTAGTTATTACAAGTTGTGAGACATCAATGAGATGTTTAGTAATTATATCGTTTTTTGTACAGGTTGAAAGAAATCTCTTATGACCTTTTCTATAAGGAAAATAAAGTTTTTTTCTGTTTTCAGGAAAATCTGTATAAGCAAAACATTTGGTATATAGAGTTATTTCTCTATCACCTTTTCTACTATTTAAGATTTTCATTCTACTCACAGCAAAAACTTTATCATCCTTAAGATTTTGTCTGGATATTCCATACTTACTCCAAAATAAACCATCTGTTTGATTAAAAGATCTTGTCTCAATAAGAATCTCAACTTTTTTTGTCTGTTTATCTATTCTTTCTATTAACTCTTTATCCCTTTTGAATTCTTTATTATTTACTATATTCTCCTCTATAAACTTCAATGTAGAATAAAAGTTAGGAAGATTATAATATTTTTTTATAAATTCAAAACAATCATAATGAGTATTTGAAGAATCAGCCCAATCAACAAATAATAGTTTATTGGTATATATACTTCTCTGAAAGAAAGCACCTGGATGTTTATCCTGTCTTAAAGGAGAACAAATATAATCAAACTCTTTTGGTTCAAATTTAAGGACATATTTAAATATCTCTTCTTCTGTAATTTTTCTTAATATACTTCTCTTATCTATATATCCTCCTACTTCAATGTTGTCATCTTGTAGATTAAATAAATTATTCATAATATATAGTTTTAAGAAGTCTATTAATTAAATTACCAAGCAGCAGCTGGCATTCCACTTCCAGAATTCATAGCAGCTCCTGCTTCTGAAACACTCTTTGTTTGTTTGTTAGCTTTATTGCTTTCCATATAAGACTGACTTCTTTTGAACTTATGGACATTCCCAGCATTATCTACATACCTAAGTCCTTTCATTACTATCTCATTGCCCTTTTCATCTTTTTCTTTCCAAGTTCTTTCTTCTTTCCATTCTCCAACTGGGTTCATATGAGGAACTAAGAAAGCCCCATCCTTTAAGTTTTTAGGAACTTCAAGATATGTTTGATTAGCATTTGGATTAATGTTCCATTGGTATTGTAAGAATAAATCTAAAGGGACTTTATTTGCAATACCCTGAGACATTAATTTAGAGACCAATTTAAAATAGTCTACAAAATTACTTGGAGGTGTTGCAAAAGCAGCTTTAAGGACCTCTTCAGGATTGAAAGCCTTCAAATAATGAGTCATAACAGCTTTAAAGTGCTTCATCTGTTCATTATATGCAGCTATATATTCTTCGGAAGAGGTATCAGTTATCTCACCATTCTTACCAAACACTCTTACAATAGGAAACCATCTCTGACGTTGCTCAGTTTCTCCTATTTTGAAAGCAATATCCAAACAATCAATAGCTTCTTCATTAGCACCACCATTAGGGTTATACTCACACCTTACCATTAAAACATTCTGATTTAATCCAAAAACTCCAAAACTTGAATTTTTTGACTTTAAACTTTCGTCTTGGTCATCTTGAAAACCAAAACCAATCATTACTTTTTCTTCTGACATAATTACTTATAATTAGGAATTAAATTATTTATTTCTGAAGTTTCTTCAACTTCGTTTTCTTCTTGTTCTACTTCTAATGTAGTTGTATTATCCTCAAAATCTACTTCAGATATGACATCATAAATAAGTTCATACTGAGGATTCCTAAACTTCCTGATCTTTAGACCTGCTTCTTTAAGAACTCTCTTCATTTGTGCTACAGGAAGGTTATAGTACTCAGCTAAAGGTTGTAATTTCATTCCTTCTTCTACTTGTTGTTTTAGAAAAGAAAGAGAAATCTTTTTTACTTGTTTTGTTTCTTTTTCCATAAAAATTAATTTTTAATATAACTTATAAATCTTCATAATAAGCTCTTACAGCTTTTTCCACATACCCTAAGTCATTAGGTATGTATAATTCTTTGAACATACCTACAGGTGTTTTAGCAGGAAATCTCCCATCAAAATTAGTTACAAATTCTTTTGATATTTTTTTAGTTTGTTCATCAAAAGATTGTTTACCAAATAAAACTACATCAAACTTTCCTTCAGGCGTAATATAGTCTTGAACCATCTTTCCTACAGTTTTAAATCTATATGATATAGTATCCTCATTACTATCTCTATATTCTTCATAGTGAGCCATCATATAAAAATTTACGGTGGAAGAAGTCTCCATTGCAGTAAATACAGCATTCATACTTGCACCAATTTCTTTGAAAGTATCATAACCTTTCTTTGATGCATTTGTCATATAGTAATCCTGCATAATATAGTTAGCATCGTCTATTACTATACTTTTAATTTCAGATCTGTTAGCAAGTATAAAATTAATAGTCTTAGCTATAAAAGGGCCACTATTACTTATCAATCTATTTCCATTCTCTGCCGTAGGTGGAGATAGTGGATCAACCACTTTATAAACTTTACTACTACCTCTAAAAGGTAAAGGTTTTGATGTAGCACTTATAACAAAAGTTTCTTTAGGGTTTAACCCCTCAATACCTAATTCTGGTAGATTTCCAATACTGGTAGTTTTACCAAATCCACTTGGAGCTAAAATTAAAATCTTCCCCATTATTTCTTTTCTTCAAATTTTTTAAAATCTTTTAATGCTCCGTTCATATTAACTCTGAAATGTTGAGGGTATGGAGCATATCTACACTCAACAAGATGAATAGTTCTCATATTAGGGTAATACTCATTTCTCTTAGCATCTTTAATAGTTAATCCAAAATGTTTTGTGAGATTATATCTCTCATCATTAGGATTAAACATAGTAAAAATATGGGTAGCTTCTTCAGAGAGATTACCTGTGTCTTTGATCGTTTCTGGTTGAGGGTATATCATATCTCCCATAAACTTAAGTCTTTCTATGTCAGCCATATCTCTATTTAAATGTACTATTGGGACAAAGGAGTAATTTAAAAGATTCCTTAACTCAGTAATATATTCAATAGTTTTATCTACTGTCTCCTTTATACTAAATTTCTGCTCTTTCCTAACTTTTCTTATAGTATCCAGGATAACTATAACATACTCATTAGGATTATTGGGTTTATATCCAATAAGTTTCTTTTCTGTCTTCTCTGTTTTTTCAGAAAAGTACTCTTGAAATAGGAATTCTCCCCTTTCAGAAGCAAAGTTAAGAACTTTCTTATAAATTCCAGTAGGATTATCAGGCTTATCAATAAAATCTATAAGTCCTTTTTTTACTAATACTCCAGATTCTGTATACTGTCCAAATAAAGGTATTATCCTCCTATCATAAGTATCTTTTATCTTTATAAAGAGATCTTCTGGAACTAAAATAGTTTTGTTGTTGTCATCTTGTTTTTGTCCTCTTAAGAACCCACTTGAGATATCAATATAATTTTTTCCTTCATGTGTAACATTATTGGGTAAATTAATTCTTGATATCCCATAATCTTTGTACAAGAAATGACATACATAGTCAAACTCCATAGTTACTCTATCCATTTCCCAAGAATAATATATCCATCTGATATCTATTTCGGGATGTTTTAGTAAATACAAGTAAGGACTTATAACAAAACCATAGTTTACAAATGTACTCTTACCAGTTTTAGGAGGGGATGCAATAGCATAGGTCATTCCTCTTTGAATACCGTCAATAGCTTTAGATATATTTTCTAAACCTTCTCCCATAGGAAGACCTCTATTTTTACCAGATTGACCTCTCTTAAACTCTACTATAAAATTACTCATTTATTTCATTGTATTTGAGAGACTTGTTCTATCTTCTTCTGAACTCCTAATCTCATAAACCCTCTCAAGCCATACTTCTAACTCACTTGTCTTGGATGTACCTTGACCCATAAAGATAAAATTATGTGACTTCATGAGATACTGAGGACTCTTTAATGATCTAAAATACAAATTCACTGCATCTTTTACGTCTTCTACTCTTACTTCAGGATTGTCTGCGAAGAATTTTCTGAATCTTGCTACACAAGTCTTCAAGTTTCCTGATCTCTCTGGATTAATCTTCTTGAAAGCATCCCTATATTCTTTAACCCATTCAAAATGTGTTATCATATCACTGAATAAAGGTATCTTCCATTCAATACCAGTATCTTTTGGTATAATTATTCCAGAGATAAGAATTTGAGTCTTTAGAATATCAGGAATAAAAGTAGGTTTAAGCCCATAATGTAAAGATAGTAAATATGTAAGGCCATCATCAACAGAGATACCATTCTCTTTTAAAATTTTGATTATTTCTTCATTCATACAAATATTCATTAATCATTTTATAAGTTATTTTATTGCTATCCAGATTTTTAATAGCATTTTCTAACCAAACTTCATCTTGAGTTCCTTTACAAACAAGAATAGTAATTCTTGCTTTATGATTTGGTCTAATTCTTAAAGTTCTTCCAAGTCTCTGTATAAGTTGAATTTCACTACTCTTAATCTGAACTACAAGAGCACCATCAAGATCAGGAATATTAACACCTTCATTTATAGCATCTACACAAGAAAGTTGATTAATCTCTCCTTTCTTGAACTTGATTAAGTCTGTGTCACTTGTCTTAGAATGATATCTGTATTCACATAATTCATTAGCTTGATCTATACTACCACAAAATATCAAATTCCTTTCTGAAGCATTTAAGACTTTTTCTTTTATGTACTTTGCTGCTATTAACTTAGATCTTAAATTATAAATTAAATGCATTCTCTTAAGAATAAGAAACTCTCTTTTTCTTTCATCTGTAGGACTTAGATAAGGAAGGTTCTTTAGCTCTTCTAATTTACTGGTAAGATAATCATAGTTCTTTTTTTCTGTAGTTTTAAAAGGTTTCTTTTTAGAACCAGCATCTATATATTTAAGAGAACTATTAAGTTGAGTGTATACTACTGTAATTTCATAGTCAGCAATAATACCTTTCTCAATAGCTTCATCTAAAGTTAATACATGTTTTGCTTTAAAGTTTAATTGTTCAAAAAGAGTAATCTTATTTAGCTTCTCAGGTTCTGTAGCTGTAAGAGCAATTACTTTGTCAAAAGTATTATCTATAAAAAATTCATAACTTAAATCTGTTATTCTATGAGCTTCATCCATAATAATTAAGTCAAAATGTTTACCTTTAATTTTAGATGCAGAAGCATAACATAGAGCTTCAGTATTATTCTCCCATAAATCTATAGCCCCCCATTTCTCAAATTCCTCCTTCCAGTTATTGTCTCTTAAGTCCTCTGTTGGAACTAATACTGCTATACTTTTTACGCCTTTCTTTCTGGCATATTCAATAGGTACTCTGGATTTACCAGAACCTGTTGCCATAGATAATAGTATATTCCCTTCAGTTTCTAAGCATAATTTAAGAGCTTTTTTCTGTTCTTTATCTCTTGCTGTCATTTTTATAAATATCTTTTTGTTAGGGATTCTCTTGCTGAATATAGTATTATTAATCTGTACTTAAAGAGCATGTGTAAGAATAAGCTAAATCACTATATCCTATAGTAATTATTACTATATTCTCCCCAGTTGTACTAACACTTATATCAAAGGATATATTCTTATATTCAGAATCAGTTGCTTTACACTCTACTTCATAATACCCATCCTTAAAATATTTTCTATCTACGAGAAAATCTATTATTTGAGTTTCATTAGAATAAATAATACATCTTTGTCTTGATAGATCCAAAGTTATTGGGAAGTCTACAAGTTTACTATCTACATTTTTATAAGCATCTACTATGACAATTCTCTTTGCTCTAAGTGTAAAGAAGTCTCTTTCTTGGGCTTCTATAAAAAGAGTCGTTACTCCAAGTAATAGAATTATTACCGATAAAATTTTAGTTTTCATTTTATTTTTTTATTATGTTTCTTTTTTTATTTATCTATCTATCAACTTCTATAATAGCATTAGGATATCTACAACAAGCATTCAATAGATTTTCTACAAATTCCATTAAAGTTTCATAACTACCCCACCCATTTTCAGGATTAAACTCTTTATATTTTTCTGGATCTGATTTTAACCTATGTAATCCTTCTTGTAAAGGATCAATTAAATCCCTAGCTACAGCTATCCCAACTTCTTCAGGTTTCCATAGTACTTCATAAATCTTTGCTTCATAAGCCATATCAATAAGATTATGAGTTATATTACTTCCATATAGAATATTGTTACACTCTTCATAAAGATGTATATCTACATCAGGATACATTTCTTGAGCCTCTTTTAAAGTAAGCTCTACATTTTGACCATTCTTTCTTACAAAGATTCCAGTATGTTGTTCAGTAGCAACTTTTGAATCAGGATCTCTTAGTTTTATATCTAAACTCATTTTTATTATCTTTCTTTTGATTATATTTTTTCATTTGAAATAATCAGTGAATTTCTGAATATCTTAATCCAAAATCAATGCTTACAGTTATAGGAACATTGAGCTTTAATTCTTGATTTACTTCTTCCATAGATTGAGTAATATATTGTCTATAGAGTTCTTTATCCTCTTTTTTAAGATAAGTAGCTACTTCATCATGATACTGAAGGATCATTTTAATCCCTTTCTTTCTCATATGAAATATCCATCTATCTTCTACGTATGAGCCTGTACCCTGGTTCAAAACCGAAAAAATATCCTTTTCAACTCTTAAAGAATACCAGAACTTACTGATAGGATTAAATAACCAAAGTTGTCCATTAGCTCTCTTGGTAATTACATTAGCAGCAACTTGTTTTACAGCTTTATTTCTTTTCCAATAAGTAGAGTGTAGATTTTTAGCAAATTCAAGACTCTTCCCAAGAGATTTTGCAATCTTTGGTGGTCCAGCTCCATATACAGCACTAAAGTTGAGAGTCTTAGCAGCATATCTTATTTCTGAAAGAGATAAAAACTCTCCCTGTTCCTCTTCTGTTTTATCTCCCTTCTTTTTTAATTCTTTATATCTTTCTACTTCTTCTTTTGACATAAGCCCAGCTAATAGTGCAATATCAAGATGAGGATCAAATCCAGGAACACGCATTTGATTTACATATTCAGGATCAAAGAAATACATATAATGCTGTTTTGTGGTATCCTCAAGAGCATGTACATCACTACCACAAATAAGATAATCTTCATTAGGGACTTTAATAAGATCTCTAATTTCCTTTCCAAGATAAGTACCAACCTTAGGGAGATTGACTAGTGGTTTCCTATGCTGCATGCGTAAACTGTTGGTGAAGCCACCAATAGAAGCTACTGCTCTGTTTTCAGAGTCTATAGATCCTAAAAAAGATTCAAATATACCTTTTCTATGATTCATTAAAGCAAGATTCTCAAGATTCTCAAGATAAGGATAATCCTTATACATTGCTCTTATATTGCTACATATGTTTCCATCATCATCTGTAATCTGTGGTATATCAGAAACCTTCCCTGTAGTCTTACTCTTAACTTCTTTGTATATCGTAGGTTTCCAACCAAGAGAAAATAACCAGTCTTTGACTTGCTGTATAGAATTAGGATTTCCCCTTTCAATTTTCTCAAGCATTTTAAAACTCTGAATTTCTGAATTTAGATTATATTCTCTCATATACTGTAGCCACTTTTCTCCAGCTGCTGAAAGAGTCCCATCTTTTTTATAAAACTTCTCAGGTTTAGTGATAGTCTTATAAAATTTCTGTACTGGCATATGTTCAGATAACTCTGTAATCTTTTTCTCTATTTCTTCTTCAAGGTCCTTAAGAGTTTTTTCACAGAGTTCTCTATCTATATAACAAGGGTTTTCTTCTTGTTCTCTTGCACAGTCTAATTTAAAATTGAGGTAGTTTATAATTCTGAATATCTGAGAATTCTCGCTCCCATATAGATTAACTAAGAATTCCATTTCATCTTTCCAAAGAAGACTATTTATAAGTACGTCAGTCTCACATCTATTAATGTAGTCTTTTATGTCCAAGTTCTTCCAGTCATTTATGACAGGTTTAGGTACATTATAATATTCCCCCCAAGATTCAAGGCCATGTTTCTTTCTAGGAACAAGGATTTTATTCTTAATCTCAGTTGAATACAAATACCAAGAAAGACCAAGAGTATCAATAAGAAGCTTGTTTATTTCAATATTGAGTATCTTTTTTAACACAGGTATGTCATATCTGATAATATTATGACCTACTAGACATTGAGGTTCAGAAATAAAATTTTCTATCTCCTTATAATCTGTGATAGAACCTTTATTTACTAACTGAAAATCTGAAGTAAAGTTTCTATAAGATAGACAATGTATTTTTGTAGCATCTTTTATTAAACCATCTGCTTCAATATCTAATACAGTATATATCATCTTTTTAACTTTATTTTCTTGATAATGATATTATTATACTTCATATCCCCTTTTTCAGAGCCTTCAAATATAAATTCAATAACTACATGAGAATTTATCTCAATACCCTCTCTTTGAAGTTCTTTGATATTAGAATTTCTAATCTCCATAAAAACAGTTTGACCATCTTCTGTCAGAATAGTTATCATAACTTTCAACAAATCTGGTTTAGTTGTTCTCCTAATCTGAGTAATGGAACTTATGTCTTTTACATAACCTTCCATTATAAGTGCTTTTTTTTCTTCCATAATTATACCTTATATAAAATTACTAATTCTTTTGCTCTTGTAATAGCCGTATAAAGAAGTTTGTTGTATTCATTGATATCTTTATTATATGATAAGTCTCTCATATTAATAATAACTTGATTATAACTACTTCCTTGACTTTTGTGTACCGTAATAGCATGATTATATTTAATATCAGCATATCCTTCCATAAAATTATAAAAATCTTTCCATCTTAAAAGTCCTGCTTTAGCTTTCGAAGATAAATCCTTACATATTTCTTTGAAAAGTTTTTCCGAGTCTTCATGTATAATAGGAATTTCTCTATTAACTATATACATTTTTAATTTCTCGTATCTTTCAAGAAATTCTGGTTGGTCTATATTTTCAGCATTATGCTCAGGATTAATAATTTTATAGATACATAAATTTCTCTCTACTACTTCAAGAGTTATAACAGTAATTTCTTCATTAGTAAAAAACTTATCATAGGGGGTATTAAAAATTAATGACTCTCCTATTTCTACCTTTTTTGGGTTTCCATAGATTCTTCTTCTTACTTGAGAATTTATGTAATCTACCTCTTTGTTAGTCCATGCTAAGTATTTTAAATCATCTGTACCATTTATAGCAGCTAATGTTTCTATTACTTTGTCAGTATCATTAGAAAATATATATCCACCAATATTTTTTCTATTATCTTTTCTACTTTTTATAAGAGAAAAGTCTCTACTAAGATCTATAATAGGATTTCCTTCTCCTTGTCTGATAATTTCTGTAAGTTCAACTTTAGGATAACCAGCAGTAAATACAGGTGAGACTGGTTCACCAACTGGGGGTAGTTGAGCCTCATCTCCAATGAAAATTACTTTAATTTTTTCAGAATACTCCTCAATATATTTCAAAAGTTCAGTATTTAACATTGAAGCTTCATCAACTATAAGTATATTTACTCCTTGTAAAGGTTTTTCTCCATACTTGTCAGGTTTAAACTCCACTGTACCATTTCTCTCATTTATATATCTCTGAAGTCTTAAGGCAGAATGTGTAGTCTTAAAATCATTATATTTTCCAAATTCTTCTCCTATCTTTTCTTTTAAAACTTTCACAGCTTTATTTGTAGGTGCTGAACACACTGATTTTAAATCAGAAGAATATCTTCTTTTATCCTCTCTTTCTTTTCTTTTAAGCTCTCTTAGAAGAAATTTCATCAATGTTGACTTTCCTGTTCCTGCCTTCCCCGTAATCAAAAGTCTATTACTTCTTGAAAGGACATCAAGACTTTGGTATAAAATTTCAGACTGGTGCTCAGTTAGTACTATTTCATTCATCATTTCATTTCAGTAAGTTCATTAAAATGCTTTTTACACAAGTTTCCAAATATAGGATGATGATAATACATTTTGTTATTACAATCTCCTATTTCACATCTTTCAATAGCATTAAAGCCAAGTTTAATACTATTCTCTTTAGAGTGTTCATTAGTTAATGAGATTAATCTATTAATTTCATTAATCATATTAACTTCTTCTTCAGTAAGAACACTAGGATCTGGTTTTATTATTATACCTTTAACTCTCCATAAGATTTTACTTCTAATTAACCATTTGTTCTGTTTATCAGATAACTGTTTCATAATATATTTATTTAATTATTAGTATCAATAAAAAGCTGTATAGATAGTAGTGCTCTACATTACAATCCTCGATAACCCATTAGGAAAAACTATACAGCTTAAAATATGAGAGGAATAGTCTTCTCACCTCTCTATGAGCATACCCACGGGCCTATATGTGTGTTCTTTGATACTTTTTTAGCCATCATATTAAGTATCTTTTGACTATCCTGGAATTTTACATCCTTTGTTAAGTACTATTATCTATATCTACTTTATCAACCCTAAGGAAATCCTTAGCACAACAATTCTTTGTTTATAACTTTTATATTTTTTTTGTTTTTAGAATTATAATTTGTTAGGGACACGGGAATCGAACCCGTACCACATCAACCAAATTGAAGTAACTCTTACTATCACTACAATATCTGAGAACAGGCATAAGAGCTAATATGTGTACTTCCGTTACACTAGTCCCTAAAGAATAGGAAGAACATTATAAACAGTTTGTTTATCGAGATAATTTACACATTTATTGATGAAACTGTTTAATACACTATCCTATTAAAAGTATACTTCCAAGAACACTAGAAATGGTATTTTAGTTTAGTAAAGATAAATTGATGCAACCACTTCATACACTATGGAAGTTAAGAATGACTCGAAGGCAGATCTTATGGTATGCACAACGAGTACTGTTGAAATTTTCTTCTAAGAACAATTATAAGAGTTTCTATAAACCAGTTACTAAATAGTGAAGTAACTCTTATTATCACTATAGAAGTAAAATTATTTCTTATTCTGATTGAAAAGTATTTTCTATACCTTCATAAGCTGCTATAAAAGTAAGAAAATGCTCTGACCATCCAGAAATTTCTGCTGTCCAAACACCTTTATAGTTTATACCTTTCGTATGTGCCGAAATATCACAAATATAATTATATTTACCAAAAGGTTTTGGGATATTTTTAGATGGAAGATCACAATCTTGTGAATCAGAAAAGATGATAATTCTATCAAAATCTGTTCCAAGAGTTTCTTTACACCATTCTAAGCATTGTCTAGTAAAAATCCCACCATATCCAAGATTACCTTGAGTAATTTGATCAAATACACCAAATCCTTTCTTAGGATATTTAATTAAAGCATGTTTTCCTCGATAATCACTATCACTTCCAGCTGTGATGACCAGTTCATAATTCTCACATTGATTAATAGCTAGCATAGCCATAGCACAAGCTAAACTTAGCCTTGAAAAGTTAGAGCTTTCTGAAACTAAACTTTTCATACTTCCAGAAACATCTACAATAAAAAGAGTTTTTCCTGGAAGTTTAGGTAATTTAGAATAAGACGCAAGCATAGCATCTTCTATCTCTCTTGAAAATTCAAGATTAGTTATTGCTGCTTTTAAGAAATCAAGTGGTAAAAGCATAGAAGATTTTAGAGTAGATAGACCTTGATCTATTACCTTTTTATCCACCCCTGCTTCCTGCATATTTCTTAAATTTCTGAGCATAGCTAATCCACCAATTTTACCTTCTAAGATTAATCTTGTCCAAGTCTCTTTTTTATCTTTACCAGTAGACAAAGCAACTTCCCAAGTATCAGGAGTAGCTAATGTTCTATTGGCTACTCTTTTAAATAACTCCTCTTTTCCTTGTTCAGGTTTAGGATGAGTTAGAAACATTACATCCCTAAGTTTAATAGCAGCATTTCTATCATACTTAGCGAATTGATACTCATTAAAATTATTAAAAGAAGCTGCTAAACCTTTCTTAAGTTGTGCAGATAGTTTCTTTTTACCATCTTTCCAATAGATAGCTAACATATCTGTAATCATATCAGCTCTTGTAATAATTTTAGGAAGGACTTTACTTACATATTTGGAGTGGTCTTTATACTTACACATCTCACTTACTATAAGTAAAGGGGTATGTCTAAGTTTTTGAAATGTTCTAGCTTCAACAGCTAAATCAGCCACATCTTTAGGATCACAAAGAGGAATTAGTCTTTTAATTTCTTCAGATACTGATTCCCCATCCATGTAAGCAATATCTTCCCATAGAAGATTTGCTAAAACTGCTCTTCTAAGATGAGCAATATTAGATTGTTTAGCTGCAAGGTTTCCCTTGCCACCAGCCAATCTTTCCTCCTCAAACTTAGAGGTTTTAATTAGCGGATTAATTTTACTCATATTTTTTTGATTTAAATAAGTTTAAATATCATTGGTTATTCACTCCAGCCGCACAGTGTTACTTAAGTACATGTTTTAAGTATTAATCCTCAATATTAAACCATCCTACAATACTTCCTATTCCTGTAAGGAATGAAGCTGTATATATTATTTCTCTTTTTCCAATTGGGTCCCAATCTGATTTTATTGCTTTTACTATACATTGAATTTCTCCAAGAACCATTAGCAATACTACAAACAATGTCAAATAACTTCCAAAACATCCATTATTCTTTTTCATAATCACTTCTTTTTAAAAATGGATAAACACTTCTATCATAAATAACATAACAAATATTATTTGGAAAATCAGATACAAATATTTTACAAGCTTCAAGCATACTTTCTGCTCTAATTATAACATATTTGTAGCTAATATCCTCTTCTGAATCCTTGTAAATAATGTAAAACTCTTTCATATTGTTTATTTAAAAATTAATTTTAAAAAGAAAGCATAGTTAGAGCTAACTACATATTCTGATAATTCTTACTATCTAAAAAATCTCTAACTATACTTTCTCAACACTCATCTTTATAGCACCCTCTTGTCTTATATTATTATGCAACATCTATATTATTAAGATATTAAAGTATATAAGAGTAGGGTCTTGCTGAGAACTCATTCATACTGTGTAAAACATACAATTACAATTCAGTCCAGCCCTTAAGCTATCTTGCATCACTTTCTCAAGGTGACAGTACGTCTAGGATTACTCCAACTATTCATAAGGAATAGCTATCTTGCCAATTCAAGATTAGTATCTTCTATAGAATAAGTCTATAAGGTATCAATGTTTAGCCTTTTATCTTTATATAAATGAGTTTCATAATTCTAACATCTTAATAGTGGAGCTGGAGGGATTTGAACCCTCGTCTTACATAGTTCTTAATAATAATCTCTTACATGTTTATCTTGTTTTTAAAAACAAGCAAAAAGGGTTGACTGGATAGTCAACTACCACCATCTTATTTAATCTAATAAGAAAATCTGTGATAATCCTAACAGCACTCCTGGAGAATTACCTCGTGGACTGTTGCCTTGACTACTTATTAAATATACAGGAATAGAGCTTAAGGTTTTGCTAATCTCTATTGTGACCTGTATTTTAATAGTAGTCCGTGATACCTTTCACATGCTTAAGGCTCAAGGATTCTGGTTTGATTATCTTAATACAATCCTTTGTTAAATCTTCAACTATTATGTTCCATGGTTAGTTGACAACCAGATGAACTAAGCTACAGCTCTTAAAGAACTATAAGAGTTCATGGAAATAGTTTTACTATTGCCTTCTGTTGTTTTGAGTATAAGCTCTCCAGCTTACATGAATTATTATTAATACTGTATGCAATCAAATGCCATAACAGCCCCAATTAATCATATTCTACTCTTATAAACTTTGAGTAGTATTCTTCAGCCTTATCATAGAAGTTATCAAAGACTTCTTGAAAATCTTTCATTAATACTTCAGTTCCATCTTCAGAAACTTCAAGCATTTCTGCATAGGGAATATCCGAATACTCTTCAACTAATCTTGCTGTAGCTATATCACAGCAAAGTTTTGAAAAAATCTCACTCTTCATTTTTTGGAGATTTTAGAAATGGTAAAATGTCTTTATCATACATAGCTGCAAATATTACATCTGGATGTGTATTATAAAAATAGTCTATAGCATATATGTAACTTGCTGCGTCTATTATTTCGTGTTTATAGGAAATATCAGTCTCTTTTTCCTTATAAAGGAAATAAAATTCTTTCATTTTTGCAAAGATATTAATTTTGTTCTGAATTGGCTCTAAAATTTTCCTCTATATTTGTAATAATCTTCTTTAAAATATATAGATCTTCTTTATTAAGAGAGTCTGATATCTCTTTAGAGGTTTTTCCATATATTTTGTATATCTCTTCCTTTTTATTGATACTTGGTAATATATTTAGAAGAAGATCTTTCTCTGTAAAAAGATATATTAAATATATACTTAAGATAGGAATAAATATCAGTCCTTCTTTTTTGTATATAAAATGTTTTAATCCATCCTCTGAATTATAGAGAACATAAATATCCCTTACTAAAGGATTCATTTTTATATAGTATTTTTTGTCAAAAAATTCTTTGATATTGAATTTTCTTCCTTTATTATATCCTATTAAATAGGAACATATTGCTATAATTATAGCGAAAAAAGATATTAAGATAAGAGTTGTCATTATTTCTTCTTTTTAATAGTAGAATATTTCTATTAATAAAATATAGAGTTAGAGTGGATTAACACTCTAACTCATATATCTTTAAGCATTCACAAGGATGCTTTCATTGTATTCTACCTCTAATTCAGGAGATAGATACATTCTTTCATCTTGTGTTCTTAAGTCAATATCTTCATGACCCTGACTTGCAAAGTAAACAGCTTTGTACTGTACTTTACCATTAGAATCAAGTAATAATTGACCTGCTTTCTCAGTTCCTTCACCATAGCGAAGAACTTGAGAATTTGCAAATTCGTCCAAAGTTCTCAAGCCTCTTTCAATGGCATTCTTCTGATTGTTAGTCAGAATTGGCTCATTGCTGAGTACTCGATACAATGAAGCTTTTGGAAATTTTGCAAGTTGAGCTGTTACACTCTCTACTGTAGCATTTTCTGGAACAGCTATGAAAGCAACATAAGTTCTTTCAGAGACGAAATCTTGTGTTTCAAAACCAAAGTCTTGAAGACTGAAGATACTGTCCTGCATATCACTTGTTACAGTCTTTGTTGGATAAGACGAAATAGTCTTAATAGACTGTTTTAATACTGCTGTTTTAGTCCCAGCCTTTTGCCAATCACTGACTCTAATTTCAGCTACAGTAATTGGACTTTTTCCTACCTTTGTGATCACATTGGAAGTTGCCATAATGTTTTGAATTTAATGTTTTAATTTAATGATTTGAATTTATTTAAACATCCATTTAAGAGCATCTGAAGTTAATTTGTTTTATACTCAAATGGAAGGTAAAAATCTAAAAGTAAGCACCATAACCTGTGAAATTTATAATAGTACCATGCTCTGGATAGATGTATTAATAGAAATTTGGTTATGGTGCTATAGTATATAGGACTACTAATATGTAATAAAGACTTATATCCCACGTTCTATGACTAAGTGGTTCTCGCAGCTAAGAAATTCTCTAGGTTACTGCATATCCATGCCTATGGAAGTGACTCAAGAAAGAGTTAGAGAATATAATATATAAGTTTTTTTGGCTATATTAATTATTATAGGAATTTTTGATATTAGAAATATGTTAGAAATCTGGGGGATGAGGGTGTGTAATACACTCTCTTACAATCACTTACTAAACTATAAAAAGTGATTTTCCCTAAATAATTTCTCCGAAGTAATATACTTATGACAAGTACTTCCCTATTACTTCTAAATATTAGTGGGGGCTTGAAATTGGAAATACTACTAGAATAATAAATATATCACTAACTAAGTTTCCAGTATATTTCCTTTCTAAAGGTAAAGGTTAAACAAATCTTAAATTTATCTGTAGTCTATATCTCTTTTTAGGTGGATTATTTGTTGATAATTGGCTCTAAGATTTTAGGATAAATTAAGGAAAATCTGGCTTTATTCTAAGGTATTTTTCTGTATCTGCTTGAAAATCAAAGGGAAAAAACTTTTTTCGGTTTAAAGAAAGTACCAAAGAAATTTTATATATATACCCTATAGATAAAAGATGAATAAGTTTGTATTTTTTGGGCGTGTTTGAATAAGTTTGTGCCAACAAAGTTAGACTTTTTTTTTGACACTTTCAAGTGTTTATCTAAATATTATAGTTAATAATACATAATGTAATACTAAATAAATATAAAGAGAAGGTGAGAAAACTCTCACCTTACTCTGAATCTCCTTCTTGGAAATATTAGCTTGCCGTCTATACAGCTGCAAACTAACAATGATCTTTTTGCTTTCATAAATTATTGATTTTTTCTGTTACAGATAATCTTACGAATATCTTTTTTACTTATTTTCCTTATTTCTTTTGGATACTCATAGTGTCTATTTTTACCATGATTATTCCAACCTGATATTATCATTAATAT